GGCCGCACGCTGATCGTGACGCCGGCCAACGTCCTCCACCACTGGGCCCACGAGGCCCAGGACGCCGTCCCCGACTGGCCGCTGGCCTGGTACAGGGGCTCCGACAGCGCCAAACGCCGCACGACCGCTGTTGACTCTTGGCTTCAGCGTGGCGGGGCGCTCATCACCAACTACGAGGCCGTACGCCGTGACGTGGACTGGCTGCTGAAGGCCAAGATTCGCAACCTCGTGTTCGACGAGGCGCACCGGCTGAAGAACCGCACCTCCCAGATCTCCCGGGCCGTGTCCCGCCTGTCGACCGCCTCGACCACGTTCCTGGCCGTCACCGGCACCCCCGTCATGAACCGGGCCGAGGAACTCTGGGCCCTGCTCCACCTCATCGACCGCCACCGCTGGCCGGCGTACTGGCCGTGGGCCGAGGAGCACTTCTACGTGAAGTCGACCACCTTCGGCAAGGCGACCCGTTTCCCCGTGCGCATCGTCGGCGCCATCCGGCCGGGCCACGAGAAGATCCTCCAGCAGGAGATGCTCGGGCTGCTGCTCTACCGGCCGATCGAGGACCTCATGCCCGAGTTGGGCAGTGAGCCGATCTGGACGAACCTGGCCGTGGCGTTGGCGCCGGCCGAGCGCAAGGTCTACAACCAGATGGCCGAGCACGGCTGGGTCGAGGCCGACAACGACGAGGGCTTCATCTCGGCCGACCTCGCCATCGCCCGCCAGGGACGGTTGCGCCAGTTGGTCAGCGGCTGGGCCGACGTCCAGCCCGAGGACGGCCTCACCTCGAAGGCGAAGGCGGCCGTGGAACTGGTCGGCGACCTCGACGAGCCCGCCGTGGTGCTCACCGCCAACCAGGAGACAGCGCACCGCATCGCCGCCAAGATCCCGGGCTCGGTCGTTTACACGGGCCGGCTGAAGCAGGAAGACCGAGACCGCAACAAGGACCGCTTCGCCGAGGGGAAAGCCAGCGCCATTGTGGGCACCATCGCCGCCCTGGGTGTCGGGGTCGACGGTCTTCAGCGGAATGCCCGTAACCTGATCTTCGTTGACCTGGACTGGGTCTACGACGTGAACCGGCAGGCTGTCGGGCGCCTCTGGCGCTCGGGGCAGACCCGCCCGGTCAACGTCTGGGCCCTGACGGCCGAGGACACCATCGACGAGGTGGTCGCCGAGGCCAACCGGCAGCAGAAGGACGTGAAGGAACTCCTGCTCGGGGCGACCTGGCAGGACCTGGTGAAGGGACATTGGCATGAAGGTTGCGGAGTTCAAGAGACTGGTAGCGACCATCCCCGAGGAGTTTGACGACCTTCCCGTCGTCAGCAACTGGGGGTACGAGTGCGAGCCCGAGGAGGCCGAAGGTATCGAGGTCGAAGACGAGGCATACGCCTGGGTCTTCGATCACCTGACCGAGGACGGCGCCCGGCACGGCCACACGACCAAGTCCGGCGAGCGGGTGCTGAGGCTCACGCCATGACTGGCCGCACGTTCGATCCGGCCACGATCTCCTACAGCGAGATCGACACCCTGACCACCTGCGAGCGGCAGTGGGACTACACCTACCGCCAGGGCTACGACCAGGAGGGCAAGGGCCTGCGCATCGGCACGTCCTGGCACCTGTTCACCGACGACTGGTGGTGGGGCCGGTACGAGGTGCCTGGCTACTTCACGCCCACGGCCTACGGGCTGATCGGCGAGGAGGCCGACCTGCTGTTCTGGCTGATCGACCGCTACATCCAGGTCTACGGGCGCTCGCCGAGCGACACTGGCCTGAGCCTCTACGCCAGCGAGATGGAGGGCCGCATCCCGAGCCCCGTCGAGGGCGTCGACCTCACGTTCCACGTCGACAAGGTCATCATGGACCAGGGGGGCGCCCTCTGGGTGCTGGAGACGAAGTCGTACGGCAGCCGGCGGCGGCTGGCCCTGCTGGACGTCACGCTCCAGGAGACGCTGTACACCCACGGGGTGCAGCAACTCACCGAGATGCCCGTGCTCGGCGTGCTGTTCGACGGCGTTTACACGTACCGTTGGAAGCCCAAGCAGCGCACCCTGGCCGAGATCGAGGCCGAGATGGGCAACGTGGCCGGCGTCACCAAGAAGGAACTGCGGCTCCAGGCCAAGGCCATCCAGGCGATGGACCCCGGCATCGAGCGGCCGCCGGCCGAGTCCTTCAACCGCATCCTCCTCAGCCGGGAGCAGCCGCAGATCGACGAGGCCCTCCTGATTGTGGCCGAGGCCATCAAGCGGCGCCAGGACATCACAGACGGTGACCCCAACGCCGACCCGCTGCCCAACATCGGGGCGCACTGCGGGCACTGCCCCGCTCGGTCCGAGTGCTGGGGTACCCTGCTCGGCCGTGAGGACTACGGCGACATGATCGAGTGGGAGGACGATGACGATGAGGGAGCCTGATCGGACGGCCGAACTGGGCAACGGCTACACGCTGAAGGCGTGGCACTTCGACCAGGACAACCCGCCGTCCGACGCCGAGATCATGGAGATCGACCCGGACGGCCTAGAACACTGGCCGGGTGAGGGCTGGTTCCTCACAAAGTGGATGCTGTGACCCGCTTCGGCTGGCGCAACGACTTCGACTGGCTGGACCACGCTCAATGCCTTGGAGCACCCCCAGGGATGTTCTTCGAGGACGCCCTGGGCGACGGCGAGGAGATCGAGGCCAGTGCGGAGGGGATCGAGGCCGCTCGGGCCGTGTGCGCCCTGTGCCCCGTCCGCTACGAGTGCGCCGAACATGCGCTCTACGAGGAGCACGGCCTGGCCATCGACTCCGTCGAGCGGGACGGCATCCGTGGCGGGCTCACCCCGCAGCAGCGCTGGTCGATCGAGAAGCGAGGCGGGCTGAAGGGCGCCGACCCGCTCGACGTCATCGCCGGCACGCAGAACGGGCGCTCAGTGCCCCCCATACCGAACGACGGCGACCGCTGGAGCCGGCACCACACCACGCTGGCCCACAAGGTCCTGCGGTGGCTCAGGTCGGTCCCCGAGGGCGGGCGCCTTCCCTCCCAGACGGCTATCTGCCTCGCCATCCCCTGCAACCCCGGCCCGCTGCGCATCGTGCTCGACGCCCTCGTGGCCGACGGCACGCTCGACGTGGTCGGTAACCCCGAGCGCCAGGTAGGGGACAACGCACACAGCCGCTACTATGTGCGGCGGGCCCTCCCCCGAGCGATCGGGCGCTGGCTCCCAACCCACCTACGTCAGTCGAATGGAGATCCATGACTGGTAGCACCATCCCCACCCTGTCGCAGCAGCCGGCCCCGGTTGTTCGACAGGTTCCTCCCCTCCGTCTCGTCGTGTACGGCCGCAAGGCTGTCGGCAAGACGACGCTGGCGGCCACCGCCAGCCGACCGCTGTTCATCGACCTGGACGGGTCCCTCGAAGGCGAGGCGGTGCCCGAGGGCGCCGACATCCTCTCCTGGGAACCCACCGCCTGGCAGGACCTCAACGGCCTGTTCGTCGAGGCCAAGCGCCGCTCCTGGGAGCGAGACACCTGGGTCATCGACACCGGCAACGCCCTGGCCCGCTTCCTGATCGAGGAGGCCGTCGACACCGCCACCGGGCAGAACCGGGGCGAGAACGCCGGCATGCTCCAGATTGGCAAGACCGTGCCCGAACTCCGGGACTACAACGCCCTGGCCCAGGCGTACGGTCGTGTGCTCAGCATGCTGCGGCGCACGGGCAAGGACATCATCGTCCTCTGCCACACCAGGGACCCAGACCCCGAGCACGGCGAGTACCGCCGGGGCCCGGATCTGCCCGCCGCCACCCGCAAGGTGCTGGAGGAGTGGGCCAACGTGATCGGCGAGTACGAGAAGGGCACCAAGCCGGACGGCACCGACGTCCGCACCCTCTCGTGGGCTCCCGACGATCCCCGCAGGGTGGCCGGCAACCGCTGGACCAGTACCCTGAGGGGCTCGATGACAGACCCGACCATCCCCAAGATCAAGGCGGCCATCGGCCGTGCGTACCGCAAGCCCACCCCGACGAAGGAGACCCCATGAGCGCTGAGCCCACCATGCAGGACGACCCCGCCGACCAGTTCTCAGACGAGGAACTGGGCCTCGCAGATGCCGATGACCTGATCGCCGCCGCCCAAGCGGAGGCGGACGAGATGGTGCTCGACCTGTCCGAGGCGATGCTGCCGATCCCCGAGGGCGACTACACGTTCCTCCTCGTCGACATCGGCAAGTCGGCCACCAAGGACCACCGGCCGATGCTGGCGATCACCGCCAAGGTGCTCGACGTCGGGCCCATGATGGACCGGACGGTCCAGCGCAACTTCATGCTGGTCGGCAAGGGCGCCGGCTTCACGCTGCCACTGCTGGAGGCGCTCGGCGAAACAGTCGACTACGCCACCGGCAAGGTCAGCCTGTCGCTGGGCCGCCTTCAGGCCCAGCGGGGCGTGGCCGTCTTCAAGGCACACGCCACCGTCAAGGACGGGTGGAACGACTTGTCCAAGTTCGAGGCCGCCAGCCTTCCCGGCTGACGACGTCGAGTGCTGGCCCCGGGGGTGATCCTCTCCCCCCGGGGCTGGCGACCACAGCGAGAGGGACGAGAGGAACTCATGCGTATCTACCTTCCCCTGAAGCCCGGCTCGAAGGAACCCGCTGTCGGCGGGTGGGCCTCGCCGGACTACCCGGGTGTCGAGCACAGCAGCGGCGACTGGCACGGTCTACGGGCAGACGCCCTGGTCATCATGGACTTCGACTCCGCTCCAGCCCGCTCACTCTGGTGGGACGGCGACCCGGCCAAGGACAGCCTGGAGATCAAGACGCCCCGAGGCTGGCACGTCTACTACCGCTGGACCCCGGGCTCGCCCGAAGGCCCGGCGGTGGGCGTCTGGCCGGACGTCGATGTCCGGGCCGGCCGTGGTTCGTACGTCGTGGCGCCGTTCGCCCCTGGTTACGAGCCTGTCCAGCCTGTCCGGCCCATCGCTCCCTTCAACCCCACCTGGCTGCCCAAGGCCGCTACCCAAGACGTTTACACGGGCCTGGAGTGGGACCGCATCCCTGCGGGCCGGCGCAACCACACCCTGGCCGCCATCGCCGGCACCGTGCGCAAGCAGGGCGGCAGCCCCGAGGCCATCGGCCGGGCCGTAGCCGCCCTCAACGCCGTGCTGGTCGACCCGCCGCTTGACCGAGAGGAAGTCGGGCTCATCGCCCGCTCCGTCGCCCGCTACAACCCGAGGCCGGACATCCTGATCGAGATGGAGGACTGATGATCCGACTGCTCCGGGACCGCACCGAACTCGGTGACCTGGCCGACCGGGTGATGCGGGCCGACCGGGTCGGCATCGACACCGAGACGTTCGACGAGGGCGATCGCAAGATCGGCGACCACGGGCGCAACCTCATGCCCTGGAACGGGGCCCAGATGTCCGGGCTAAGTGTGGCCATCGACGAGGGGACTGGCTACTACATCCCCGTCCAGCACCGGCTCGGGCGCCAGGCCGACCCCGCTGGCATCGAGGGGCTGCTCGACGCCCTGAGCCGCACCACGGCCCGCCACGTCATGCACAATGCCCAGTTCGACTGGGCCATCCTGGAGCGCTCGGGACGGGGCTTCACCCACCGCTGGAACACCTACGACACGGCCACCGCCGCCTGGCTGGAGGATGAGAACCGGCCCAAGGGGCTGAAGACCCTCTCCGACCTGTACCTCGGCGGCGACAGCAGGGCCGAGCAGAAGGCCCTGGCGGAACTGCGCAAGCGGCCGAACCAGACCGAGATGTACCGCCGGCTGCGAGCGGAGTACCCCGACATGCCGGCCGCCTGGTCCCGAGCCAAGGCCAGGAGTGCCTCGAAGGACCTGTCCTGGGGCGACCTGTACCCCGAGGAGATGGCGCCCTACGCCGGCACCGACCCGGTCGACACGCTGAAGTTGCAGACCTACCAGGGCGCCCGCTGGACGCCCGCTCTGCGCCGTGAGATGCAGGTCCAGGAGTGCCTGTACAGGATGCGCCGCCGTGGCGTCCTCGTCGACCCTGAGCGCCTCCAGACCGCCGGCTACGAGTATCGGGCCATCGTCGAGGCCATCCAGGAGAAGTACCCCGACCACGACCTGTCCAAGCCGGTCGAGGTGCGGGCGCTGCTCTACGACGTCCACGGGCTCCCGGTCATCGAGACGACGGACAAGGGCGTCCCGAGCACCGCCAAGGCCGCCCTGGAGCAGATGGAGGGCCACCCGGTGGCCGAGGACATCCTCTCCTACCGAGGCGCCGCCAAGGCGCTGAACTCCTACGTCGGCCCGCTGTTCGAGTACGCCAGCACGAGCGTCGACGGCCGGGTCCACCCGTCGTTCAACCCGGTGGGCACGGTCACCGGCCGGCGCTCGTCGTCGATGCCCAACCTGCACCAGATCCCCAAGGGCTCGACTCTGCCGGGCGTGCGGGAGTCCTTCAGGGCGGCGCCTGGACTGGAGATCTGGGAGTGGGACCTGGCCTCGGCCGAACTGTGGATCATGGCCGCCCTGAGCGGTGACCCCGTGATGACCGCCATCCTCCAAGAGGGCCGGAACATGCACGAGGAGATGGCCTTCGACCTGTTCGGCACGAAGGACCACGCCAGCCGGTACTACACGCTGGCGAAGAACGTCGACTACGGCATCCCGTACGGCGCCGGCATCGACCAGATGACCCGGTTCGCCGCCAAGGCCGGCATCCCGCAGGAGCAGGCCAGGGCGATGGCCACGAAGGTCCGGGACGGCCACAGGTCCATGTTCCCCACCTACCACGCCTGGTCGAGGCGGGTCGGCAAGGAGGCTCGCCGCCGGGGCTACGCCCAGTTGCCCTGGCCCGGCCGGCGCCGGCACGTCAACTCCCGCTTCGGACGGGTGCCCGAGTACGCCGTGGCCAACTCCCTGATCCAGGGGGCGGTGGCCGAGGTGATGAAGGACGTCATGATCGAGGCCGAGCAGGCGCTCGACGGGCTCGTGCTCGAAGTCCACGACGCCTTCATGTTCGAGATCGAGCCCGGCTACCACGAGGTGGTCGAGGCCACTCTCGGCCGTATCCTGGCCGACGTGAACCCGTACTCGCTCCCGCTCCGATTCGAGGGCAAGCAGTGGCAGTGAAGCGCCTCGGGCTCACCGATGTCGACGTCGAACTCCTGCTGCACGCACAGCGGGGGGTCTGCGCTATCTGCGGCAAGCGCTTCCGGCCTGGCCGGCCGCCACAGCGGGACCACGACCACCGCACCGGCGCCGTGCGGGGCCTGCTTTGCGTCTACTGCAACCGCACCCTCGGCACCCTGCACGAGGACTTGACCTGGCTGCGCAGCGCCGTCGACTACCTCGACAACGGCCAGGCGCACGTCAAGGCGGCCCTCGGCCGCACCGTCTACGTTCCCGACTCCCCCGGCGCTGCCGGGCTCATCCAGGAGGCACCATGACCACTACCGCTTACATCGCCGGCCCCATGCGGGGCATCCCCGAGTTCAACTTCCCCCGCTTCATGGCGGCGGACGCCCTGCTCTCGGGCTTCGGCTGGCACGTCTTCAACCCGGCCAGGCACGACCTGGACTCGGGCTCCGTGTCGATCCTCGACCCGGGCTACCTCTCTGGGGACGTGGGCGGCCTGCCCCGCTTCGACCTCGCCGAGGCGTTCCGGTGGGACGAGGCGGCCGTCACCGTGTCCGACGCCCTCGTGCTGCTCGACGGCTGGGCCCTGTCGTCCGGCGCCCAGCGGGAGTACCGCCTGGCTCGCTCGCTCGACAAGGACATCTTCCGGCTGGAGTACCACGAGGATCGGCTCCAGCCCTGGGTGCTCAATGGCCCGCTGGGCATCGAACTCCAGGTGATGGACGACTACACCCTGGAGGACAGCGAGCCCGAGGACGGCGAGGTGGAGTACGACGACCACGCCACCCACGTCTCGCTGTTCCAGAACTACGCCTGGTTTGGAGCCGGCCTGCCCGAAGGCGTTTACACGCTGCCAAGCACCAAGGAGCAGTGGCTGCGGGGCGAGCAGATGGTTGTCGACCCCGAGACCGGCGGGGCCAAGGGCTCGAAGTTGGCCCGCTTCGACCTGCTGCCCTACGACGCCCTCCTCCTCGTGGCCGAGCACTTCGGCAAGGGGGCATCCAAGTATCAGGACCGAAACTGGGAAAGGGGTTACGACTGGGGCCTGAGCATGGCGGCGCTCCAGCGCCACCTGGCCGCCTTCTGGTCCGGCGAGGACGTCGACGAGGAGACAGGCTCGTTCCACCTCCAGGCCGTGGTCTTCCACGCCCTGGCCCTGCTGACGTTCCAGATCAGGGACCTCGGCACCGACTCACGGGGTACGGTGGGTCAGTGACCGTTGACATCGAGAAGGCCCTCGCCCGGGCGAACGGACTGGCCGAGGAGCGCTTCAACGAGATCCGGCGCCTGAAGCGTGAGAACGGACAGCAGGCGCTGACGCTCGACGGGCTCCAGAAGCGCCTCGACCGGTACGCCTACGTCAAGGCGTCGGACCTGACGGCGCCGGCCTGGGTGACCAAGCCCCGCTCGAAGCGCACCCACGTCGCCACCCCCGTCCTCATGCTGAGCGACCTGCACCTCGACGAGGTGGTCGATCTCGACGAGATGGATGGCATGAACGCCTACGACCGGCCCATCGCCCACGCCAGGCTGGAGCGCATCGTCAACGGGGCGGTCGACCTGGCCAAGAACTACGTGGCCGGCGTGACGCTCCAGGGCATCGTCGTCCCCCTCCTCGGGGACATCATCACAGGAGAGATCCATGACGAGTTGGCTCGAACCAACACTGCGCCTGTGCCGGCGACCATCGTCCACTGGGTGCCGGCTCTCGCTTCGGCCCTGCGGCACCTCGCCGACGAGTTCGGCCACGTTCACGTCCCCACGGTTGACGGCAACCACGACCGCACCTACAAGCAGACGCCCAAGAAGAAGCGGGCCGAGTCGAGCAACGCCTGGATCATCTACAACTGGCTGGCCGACACGCTAAGGGACGACAGCCGCATCACGTTCCAGATCTCGACGGCCGCCGAGCAGCAGATCAAGGTCTACGACACGACCTTCCTGCTCACCCACGGCGATTCGTTCCGCTCGGCCGGCGGCGTCGGCGGGCTCTACCCCTCGCTGATGAAGTGGGGGCTGCGCCGGCACGCCATGTACGGCGCCGTCCAGAAGCCCTACGACGTGGCCCTGATGGGGCACTGGCACCAGATGTTGTGGGGCCAGGACTTCGTCGTGAACGGCAGCCTGAAGGGGTACGACGAGTACGCCAAGGACGGCGGCTTCGGGTTCGAGCGGCCCCAGCAGGGCATGTTCTTCGTCACGCCCGAGCACGGCATCGTCCAACGCCTGCCTGTCTTCGCCTCCTCGAAGGCCCAGCCGTGAGGCGCTGGGTCGAGGGCCCCCTCCTGGCCGTCGTGCTCGTAGGAGTTTCGTGGTGGACTGTGCTCGTCATCCAAGCGCTGGGCGGCCACTAGTCTCGGCCCTATGGGCCTGACCTTGCCTCCGGGCGATCCCAACGACATCCAGGACCGCCGGGGGCTAGGCAGCCGTCAGGCGTCGATCCGCCTGGCCGCCCGCAAGCCGACGGGGAGCCGTGCGCACTCGCTGATGTACTGGCAGCCGAGCCCTGGCCCCGCTCCGATGCCCCGCTTCACGCCGGCCAGGCACACCTACAGGCCCAAGCAGCGGGACGTCAACGACGCCATGCTGGCGGCGGTGAGCGCCCGGTTCCAGCAGGCGCTGGCCCGTGGCGCCGCAAGCAGGCCGCCCGGCCAGGCCCGGTAGGCTCGCCCGCATGGCAGCCAACAAGTACCTCAACGCCGTGAAGGGCAAGTCGGCCAGCGGGTCCGTCACCGGCCGACTCGGCGTGGGCGTTTCTGGCGATGGCCGCAAGGGCCGGCCGAACGCCAAGGTCACGAGGGGCTCCGGGCTCCGCTCCACCAAGGTGGGCTCCCGGGCCTCGACGATCACCGAGGACTCGCCCCAGTTCGACCCCGTCACGATGGGCAACCGCAAGTACGGGCCCGGCGCTCGCCGGCCCAGCGGGCAGGTCATGAGCCGGGGCACCGGCCCAGGTCCGAACGGGTCCTACCCCCGGCGCAAGGCCGCTCGGGGCCGAGGCCCGGACTTCGAGGGCGGCTTCGGGCCCTACTCGTACAACAAGCGGTACAAGGGCAAGGGCATCGACCGGCAACTCGGCGCCTAAGGTCGACCGCATGAGCCTCCTTGCTTTCCTCGTCCTGCTCGTGATCGTCTTCGTCGTCGGTCGTGTGGCCGGCGCTCTCTGGGCTGTGATCGTGGCCGTGGTCGGCCTAGTGCTGCTCCTCGGCCTCGTCCCAGCGCTAGCATGAGGCGGGCGCTGGCGGCGCTCGTCGCCGTCATCGCTGTTGCCGCCCTGTCCGCCTGTCTGCCTGACAACCAGCCGTATCCGTACGGATACGCCGGTGCTCAGGTGACGATGGCGCAGTTGGAGACCAAGCAGACCGTGCGCCAGGCCAACTTCGAGTTCTGGCGGCGGGTCCGTGGCCTCATGGAGTTCGCAGCGGCGAACGGCGTGCCCCTCGGCGTTGGCACCTGCTGGCGGGTCCAGCCCACCAACGGCGGCCCCGGCTTCGCCAGCCCGGGCAACTCCAACCACGAGGGCTTCCCCGCCGACGGCACGAGCGGCGGTGCGGTGGCCTGCGACATGGTCCCGACCTCCTCGTGGGGCTGGATGAACGCCAACGAGTGGAAGTTCTGCTTGCGGGACTTCGCCAACGTCAACGCCGAGCCCTGGCATATCCAGCCGAGCGATATCCCGGCGAGCCGGAACTACCGGCGTGCGCCGTGGGTGCTCAACACCTGCACCTTCAAGGACTCGGGCCCGCCGAGCCCGCCGCCAGCGATCGTCTACGACCCGTGGCACCACCAGTACGGGCTGTGGCCGGTGGCCGTCAAGCCGGACCTCGTGCTCGGCTCGGGCTACGCCCCCGGCACCAACGACCCGTTTACACAGGGTGCGGTGACGTATTTCAACCACGTCGCCATCTTCGAGGCTGGCCAGGACATCCACCCGCCCTACCAGGTCATGCAGTTGTGGAGCATCGCCGCCATGCAGAACCTCCAGCGGGTCTGCGGGCTTCCAGTCACCGCCGTGCTCGACCAGCGCACCTGGCAGTGCGTGGACGCCGTCGCTGGTCCGTGATGGCTCGGCACCCGCACCCGATCCACGGTCACTCAGCGGCCCACCCCGGGTTCGCAGCGCTCGTGGCCCGAGGCGTGCCGGCCGGCGCCCTGGCCAACGCTGCCCGGCACGCCTCGAAGAAGGCCGTCAAGCGAAACCCCCGGCTGCTCAGAGTCAAGCGCTGAACGCAAAGAGCCCCCCGCCGGATTAGGCGAGGGGCTCGATGGTTGGCAGGGCTTCCTCCCCGCTCAGTCGCCGTGCCACCAAATGGCTCGGACGACGATGGCAGCCAGCACGAGCACGGGGCCTGCGATGCAGGCGGCCAGGGCGTGCTGGACGAACTCGATGGCGTTCACGACCGCCGGCCGAGGCGCTCGACGAGTTCGGTGGTGATGGGCCCGGGCACGGGTGCCCGAGTGTCGATCCACGAGCCCGTGACGATGGCGTGGGCGATGGGCAGGATCTGCTGGGTGAACAGGGCCAGGCGCAGGTCCAGGCTGAGGCACGTCTCGGTGTGCCGGCGGAACGCCAGCACCTCCTGCTCTGGTGTGAAGTTGAACCCCGTCTCGGCGTGGCCGGTGAGGTCGTGCCAGAGCAGGTAGTCCTTCCACTCGATCTCGATGAAGATGGGGTGGCTGAACACGCCGTCCTGGCCCTTGGGCTTCAGGTAGGCGCCGGCCTCGACGAGGCGGATGATCTCCTCGGTGGTCTCGTACGGCCAGACCTTGCTGGACGTGACGATCTCGAAGCGCTCGACGCAGATGTGCGGGGTGCAGACGACTGTGAGGCCGGCGGCAACTTTCTCGGCGTAGATGCGGGTGTGGGAGATGAGGAGGTTCCAGCCGTCGGTGCAATCCTCGGGCTGCTCCTCGTACTCGGCGGCCAGGGCCTGCCAGATGGCTGGCGGGAGCAGGCGGCCGTACTTGGTGCTGGTGGGCATGGTGGCTTCCTCTCGTTGCAAAGCGGGTCCTGTGTGGCCCGCAGTGCCCCGCTGCACGGTGAGGTGCAGCGGGGCCCTCGGCTATGAGCCGAGATCCTTCTCCCAGGCGCCCTGGGTGCTCTCGCACGCCTTCAGTTGACGCATCAGGCTGGTTGTCTCCTTCCGGGCAGCGTCGAGCGCCGTGCTGAGCATGTCGACACGCTTCAGCAAGCGGGACTCCCGCTGGCCGGACTGGTTGAGCAGTTCGCCCTGACGGGCGAGCCGGGTCTGCTGGGACGTCAACTCGGCCAGGGCTCCGTTGAGGAGTGCGGCGAGCACGTCGAGCGTCTCACCGAGGATGGGGGCGGCGTGGTGAGCCTCCGAGTGCTTCTCGGCGAGCAGCGCCACGGTGGCCCGCATGCTGCGGATCAGGTTGCCGTAGCGGTCCTGGGTGTCACCGGCGGGCATCAGAGTGCCTCATCGATGACACGGCCCCAGAAGTAGCCGTTGGCTTCGAGGGCTCGGTAGCCCTCCTCGACCGCCTGCTCATCGGATGCGCCCCGGTAAAGGGCGTGCCGATAGGCGTCATTGAACAGGGCTCGTGCCTTGGCATTGAGCGCCCGCTCGGGGCGCTGTGGCGCCTCATTGACCAGACTGAATCGCATGATGTCACTTCCTCTCTGTGATTGCGGCGGATGCCGCAGTGCCCATACACCGTTTGACGGGTGTAGGGGCGGGGCGTTTACACGCCCAGTGTGCGTGCCACTTCGTCCATCAGGAGTCTAATGCCCGCCTCTCGTGCGTCCATTAGTTCCTGTCGCATCTTCGGCGCCCAGGGGATGTCCTGCGGGCTGGCCCCGCCGTATTCCTCCAAGAACGCCACGTCCTGCCAGCCTCGCATCAGTAGTTGACCCACGCACCCGAGTTGCTGTCGATGTAGCCGGCGGCCACGACGTCGAAGGCGCTGCGGTCCTGGCCGACGGGCTCGCCCTGGAGGGTGGCCTCGAACGAGGCGACCTGGTCCTGTGCAGCGAGGTAGGCGGCGGTGCGATCTCCCCAGAGGGAGAACACTGCGGGGATCGTGGGCACGTTGCCCGTGGCCCGCAACCACCAGTTGCCGTCCGGCCGGCGCTCGACTCGCACGGAGCCCTGGAGAGCCCCGTCAGGGGCCCAGGCGTGGAACGTGGCGACGACCTGAGACCGGTTGTAGTCGCATGACATGATTGCTCCTCTCGTACCCGCCAGGTGGCGGGAGTGGGCGAGCCGGCGGCGAAGCCGGCCCGTCCGTGTCAGGGGGTGAAGATGAGGGCGACCTGGTCCTCGGGCCACCACTCCGATGAAGGGCAGCCCGAGCACGGATCGACCGTGAGCACTCGCAGCCCGACGCCGAGGCCGGCGTAGCGCTGCGACTGGGTGACGGTGCCCACCCCGTGAGGAGTGCGCACGTGCTTGCCCACCCAGGTGCGGTGGTCCATCACTCCTCCCCTCCCACGACCTCGCCCTTGGGGAGGGGTCGCACTTCGACGGTGCCCACCTTCCCCGGAACGGGGCAGTTGTGGTACACCTCAGTGGTGTTGCGGGCCTCCGGGGTGGTCGTGGTGAGGCCGCACCGCTTGCACGGTCCCCACTTTCGATCCATCCCAGGGCGTGGACGGTACTTGCGGGCCACGGAGCCTCCTCGGTAGTGCTGCGGGGATGACGACGAGGACCAGGTACGCCACCCCGATGAGCACCGCAAGGATGCTGCACCCGAGGTTGAGCGCCTGGTCCGTCATCGTGCTCATCGAGCCCTGGGCGCCGGGTGACGGTCGCCGAGCACGCCCAGGTAGTCGAGCGCCTCGGTCAGAGCCTTGGCCCTGTCGAGGACCGTCTGGCCGGCGATGGCCTCCTGGACGTAGCCCTGAAGCGGGCCACCGAGCGGGAAGCCGCCCAGGCGCAGGATGGCCTCAGCGGCCTGCTTGGACACGGTTCGCATGTTGATGTCTCCTCTCGTTAGCGCTGGATGCGCAGTGGGCCGGTGCCGTGTGACGGGCGCCGGTCCGGGTACTCAGTCCTCCCAGCCCTTCAGCGTCTCCTCGTCGAGGAGGGCGGTCAGGGCGTCGTCGGTCGCCTCGAACTGGGGCGTCTGGTCCTCGTGAGCGAGGAGCAGGACGTTGGGCCCGTAGGTGAAGGCCACCGTCTCCTGCCCGAAGCCGTGCGCAAAGTGCGCCAGGTCGTGCTCGAAGATGTACGACCTGAACGCCTGGCGCTGCACGAGGTCAGGGATGTCATCCTCGGCGATCTCGTCGACGGAGGGGTTGTTGAGCAGGGCCACGAAGACGCAGTTGTCCTCGGGGACGCCCTCGTAGGCGCCCTGGCCGATGTTGCCGTTGACGGTGACGAAGCCGCCGTAGGGGGCGGCCTCGACGAACTCGCCCAGGATGCGGGCGATGCCGTCTCGGTAGGCCACCCAGTCGGCGTGCGGCAAGGGCGTGTCGCCCACGTTGCGGCCGATGGTGAGCACGATCTGGGTCTGCCCAAACTCACTGCGGTCTGCGGTCATGATGATCTCCTCTCCTAGCGGCGGTGTTGCCGCAGTCCACCCTAGCCCGGGTGAGGGGCTAGGGCGGGGTCTTACTTCAGCACCTCGGCGAGGGCCTCGGCGGCCTCCGTGGTCAAGGTGACCACGACGCCGTTTCTATCCGAGGTCACCGTGATGTCGGTGAGGCCGAGGTTGGCCAGCCGGGTGAGGACCCAGTTGGCCGCCACGGCGGCCTCGTTGGCGGCCTTCTCCCGAGCAGCCGACTGTGCCTGCGCTAGCAGATTCTCGGTCTTACGCTCGGCGACGAACTCGGCGAGCGAGCCCGCTGCCACAGCGGTGATCTTGCCGAACTGCACGCCGGCCCGGAAACCGTCGGGCTCGGGCGCTGGCGTGAGCCAGTAGCCCTCGTCCTCGTTGATCTCGTAGCCCCGCTCACGGCGCTCGGCGAGGTACTCGTCGGTGGCCTGCTCGGCCGGCCCCCACCGTCCCGCCCGGGTCCCGAAATGGACTCGGGGATCGCCCACGCTGACCTGCCGTGTGAGGGCAGTGGCCGGCGTAGTGGTGGTGTCCCAAGAGCGCCCGCTGGTCGCCCGCTCCTTAAAGCCGACGACGAGCACGCCGATCGAGCGAGGGCCGTAGTCGCTCAACCAGAAGACCGTGGTGGGGTCCTTGGCGAGGGCGGCCTCGATGTCCTTGCGCTTCATGATGATGTCTCCTCTCCTAGCGACCAAGGGTGGCCGCAGTCCACACGAGCCGTGTGACGGGCTCGTGCGGGTGCTCAGGGCATTGTGTGGTGGATGGTGCGGGCATCGACGTAGGCCGATGTCATGCGGCTGTCGGTTGCCGGCCGCAGGGCTCGCCTCAGCCGGCGCCTCATCACTGCTCCTGCTCCTGGGGTGTCATCGCCAGGTCACAAGCGGGGCAGATGGGCGCCCCGTACTCGATGATCCACTTCTGGGTGGTGCGGCAGATGTAGCCCTCGATGCCGTCCTCTCCGATGGAGGGACAGTGGATGTTGAGGCAGACGCACTTGCGCTGCCGGGTGGCCTGCTTGGGCGGGGCGGCGACCCTCGTGCCGTCGGCGAGGCGAGCGTGTGGGTAGTCGCCCGGGTCGAGCGTGTGGAGGTACGCCTCGAACTCGGGGCCGGGGACCGTAGCGGTCATCTTCCCGGTGAGCCCGAGGGCGTGGGCGACCTTCTTGAACTCGGGCCCGTGCTTGGCCTCGGGGAGCACGCTGTGGATCAACTCGTGCGCCAGGACGTGGGCCACCTCATCGGTGTTGCCCAGGCTCGGGTGCAGGAAGATCTCCACGGTGCCGTCAGCGCTTGCGCTGGAGATCCAGCACTCGCCGATGCGCTTGCTGCGCCGGCCGGTGCTGGTGAAGCCCACGCCGACCCGCAGGGCGGGGAGCGTGAAGCCCAACTCCTCGAAGCGGGGCCGGTACTTCTCGACGAGGTCGAGCAGCCAGCCCTCTCGGGTCGTGGTGGTGGTCATGGATGGCTCCTCTCTGAGCGTGCTCGTTTACACGCAGTGGACAGGGTAGCGGTGAAGCCACCCTGACCGTTCTTCACCTCAGTTGTCCCGGGGCTCGGGGTCATCGTCGAGCCAAACGGCGACGATCTCCTGCTTCCAGGTGTTCGGGAAGACCCCGGGCTGGAGGGCTCGCTGCTCCCGGTAGAAGTTGCGTGCCCAGGCCCTGGCCGAGCGGTCGAACTCCCCGGCGAACGAGAAGTCCCAGCGCTCGCCGAGCCCGTCCTCCGTCTCGTCACCGTCCACGAGGACGTGGACGGTGAAGGGCGGGCGGGCGGCCTCGGCCACCTTGGCCTCGACGAGGGCGTCGAACGCTGCGAGCGCAGCGAGCGGGAAGTGGCCGGCGATGTTGCGTGAGAACGCCCCATCGAGGGTGGCCGTGGTCCACTCGACGACCTTGTCCTGTGCCGATGGCCCGGAGATGAAGTACCCAGCCGGGTACTCCACGGCGGTCCAGCCGGCGGGCAGGTTGTGCAGGATGCCCTTGGTGGTGGTCATGATGATCTCCTCTCCATGCCCGCTGGTGCGGGCGGTGCCCCGCCGCTGGTGAAGGCGACGGGGCGACAGGGCTAGGCCCTGCGGTCTTCGATGCTCAGGACGTAGACCTGAGTGACCCGCTCCCGGTTCTTCGCAGCGAGGTTGTGGGCGTCGAGCGAGTCGACACGCAGGTTGACCTCGGTGTGGCTGACGGTGGGATCGTCGTCGTGCTTGGTGGCGTAGGTAGGCCAGTAGGTCAGGACGGCCCAGTTGGCCCGGTCTGCCCGGTTGCCGCCGGCCTGGCCGAGCACCTCACCGTCGAGGGCTTGGACGACGACCTTGGCCTTGGTGCCCGTGCCGGTCTTGGTGGCCGTGAACGGGACGACGGTCTGGCTGAACTTCATGATGATGTCTCCTCTCAGGCCACCACGGGTGTGGGGGCTCCTCGCAGGGCTCAGCCGGGTCGCCGTAGACCGGGACGGGGCTGAGCCCTCCGAGGAGAGAGGAACAGGTACCCCTGGCGCTATCCCGACTGCCCGAAGGCTTGATGGCCGGGTGGCCCTCCTTGCCGTGACCCCTGACGAGGGATGGTGGCTGCACTGACGCCTGCTTGGGAGGGACCGCTAGGTCCTGCTGCCCCCACCTGGCGATGGCCTGTTGGTCCAGACGGCGCCCCCTGTCGGTGGGGAGGGGCGATGGGTCAACTGTGCGCACAGGTCGAGGGAACTGTCAATAGGGCTGACCTGGCTCTTTGTGGGCTCGTGCCTGGCGGCGGGTCGGCGCTCGCTGCGTGGCAGGCTGGGGACATGCTGCGCACCCACCGCACGAGCACCACCTGATGTCCCAGCGCTGCACCGTCTGTGCGCACCAGAGCCGCTCGGACATCGACCTCGCCCTGGCCGATCCCGAGGTGAACCTGTCGCTGATCGGCAGGGAGACCGGTCTGTCTCGTGACGCCTTGCGCCGGCACCGAGGAGAGCATTTGCCCAGGCAGTTGGTGTCGATGCAGTTGGCGCTGCACGAACGGGCCGACGCTCTACGAGCCGAGCACCTCCACGCCCAGGCCCAGGCCCTGTACCTGCGAGCGCTTGACAACCTGGCCCGAGCCGAGTCCGGAGTGCTGATCGGCACCGATGGGAAGGGCAGGGCGACACGAGCGGTCAACACCGATGCAGTGACCAAGGCCCTGCGTGAGGCCCGTGCCGGGCTCGGCCTGCTGGCTGAGTTGGCGATGCGTGCACCGACCGGCGACGTGATCGAGCCGGACGGGACGGTGCGCTCGGACCTCGACGTTGCTGTGGAGCGAGCGTTGCGCTCGGTGATGCAGCGGACTGAGCACCAGCGTGAGGAGGAGATTGCCGAGGCCGAGGTGATCTCCGACCGTCCCGCACCAGCCGGCATTGCGTTGGCACTGGCGAGTGCCACTTCTCCCATCTCCGAGCACGATGGGTCGGAGGGCGAGAGCGAGCAGGGCTAAGCAGCAGGTCAGCAGCCTTGCTGAAGGCCAGCGTGTGCGTGTCAAGGGCAGCACACAGCACGCACCAAGGCAACAACCCATCTGTTTCAGTGATGGCACCCCACCCCCCCACTGCACCCCCTCCCTGGGTGTCCCCTCCCCCCCTCCCCCCACCCCACCCCCTGCCGGGGGGCGGTCCGGGCGGACGCCGCCGCCACCGTCCCACCCGGGTCCCCCTTCGCTAGCGAGACCTCTCCAGAACACTCCTGGACAATCTGGATGGACTGGACAGCCCCCCACACTTTGTAAGAAGCGCCCCTCTAATGCGATAATACTCTGTTTACCAGGACTTATGCGTTTCGACGTTAGAGAGCCCCCTTCCGCTACGCTGTCCAGGTGCCCACCGACAGCCACATCCCGACCATCCCCACCTCGTTCTGGAACACCCCCTCGCTCCAGCGGATCAAGTTGGCCTCCTTCTCCGCTGTGGTGGCCCCGGACGCCGTCCTCCACGCCGTCCTCGCCCGGCTCGCAGCGTTTACACCGAGTGACCTTCTCCTCCCCGGCATCGTCGGCGGACCCGCCCCACTCAACTACTTCGCCGCCATCCTTGCCCGCTCCGGGGGCGGCAAGTCCACCGCAGCGAAGGTGGCTGCCCGCCTCGTGCCCGCCCCCGACATCCTGCTCGGCCGGGACGACATCCAGATCGGAACCGGCGAGGGGCTGGTTGAGTCGTTCCTGGAGAAGGACGAGTCTGGCGAGAAGGTCCAGGTCCACCACAACGCCTACGTCTACGTCGATGAGGGCGAGATCCTGCGCCGCTACGGCTCCCGGGACGGCACCACGCTCGACGTCATCATCCGATCCGCCTTCTCGGGGAGCACGCTCGGGCAGACCAACGCCTCCAAGGCCACGTCTCGCCGGCTGGAGGCCAACTCCTACTCCATCGGGCTCGTCGCCGGCTTCCAGCCGGCGAAGGCGGGCGCCCTGCTCACCCCCGAATCCATCGACGGCGGCACACCGCAGCGCTTCGTGTGGGCCAGCGGCAGCATGAGTTCCGACGATGACCACTGGATCGACAGCCACGACGACGTCGAGTGGCCTGGCCCGCTGAAACTCAACACCTCCGTCTGGACCCGGGGCGGCCTGGTGAAGATCGCTCCGGTCACGGCCAGGGCGATCAGGGACGCCCACCGTGCGGTGAACGCCGGCCGGGAGACGCTACCCCCGCTCGACGCCCACGAGCCGCTCATCACGCTGCGCATGGCCGCCCTCATGGCCCTGCTGCACGGCCGCTTCAACCCCATCCCCGACGACCACCACCGAGCCCGCATCTTGTGGCGCACCAACCAGCAGGTCCGTCGCTGGGTCCAGCAAGAGGTCGATGACGCCGACCAGGACGACCTGAACCGCCAGATCCGAAGGGAAATGCAGCGCAGTCAGGCCCAGGTCATCGCCAGGGAGCGGGCGGGCGACGTGGCCGAGCGCATCCGGGGCCAGGTGCTGCGCTCGCTGGAGCGCCACGACGGCCAGGCCACGTTCGGCGTGCTGAAGGCCGACATCACCAAGCGGCTGCACCCGTACTTCGAGGACGCCCTGGTCGACATCGCCCGAGACAGGCTGATCGTCCTCCACAAGGAGGGCGGCACAATGCGCATCAGCCTGCCCTCGTACGACGAGATAGTGCTCGACCTGAACGAGCCGGTAGGCTGACCCGGTGCCGACCCGCAACTACATCCTGACGGTCACCCAGGCCGCCGCCCGGCCCAACCTGGCCGACTTCCTGAAGGAGTACGCCGTGCGCACGACGTGGGTTCAGCGCCCGCCCGCTCACGTCTTCACGGTCGAGGCCGAGGCGCTCGACCACGACCTCCTCCTGGCCGCTCGACGGGATCTGAGATGGCCATGATCCAGCGCAACTACATCATCCCGGGCCACCTGCGGACGAGCCCGTTCTTCATGGACTACGTCGCCAGCCTGGCCGTGCGCCCGCCCACCCTCCTCGAACGTCACGACGCCAGGAACTGGACCCTGGAGGGGGACGCCGAGGATCACCGCTTCATCGGCTGGCTCCTGGCCCAGTACGGGCTGACTCCCTGGGGCTCGGCCCGATGAACCGGCCGCTGGTCAAGGTCCGCTGGATCGTCAACCCGCACACCGGCGACCTGATGGCCCGGGTGCTGCGCTACGTGCCCACCTGCGGCGACAATGGCCCGGTCATGTGCCAGTACCTCGACGCCGACGGGGAGTGGCAGACTCGGACCCCCGGCCTGGAGGACCCGCCCGTCGCCAAGGGCAACTTCCTCGACGACTCAGCCTTCGGGGACCTGACGAACGGGTGGATGTGGTCTGAGGTACGGTCATGGCATGGCTGAGCAAGTCCGGCGGCAACGACCGGCTACCAAGCGAGACGAGTCCGTGGACGACGTGGCTGAAGTCGAGCCCGATCTGGACGCCATCGCCGCCAAGCGAGAGGCCACCCTGGCTGACATCGACGATCTCCTGGACGAGATCGACGACATCCTGGCGGCCGACATCGGAGTTGACGGCCAGGTGGAGGAGTTCGTCAAGGCGTTTCAGCAGAAGAGTGGCGAGTGAAGCCGTGCGCTTCGCCCCGTTCGGCCCCAAGGTCGATTCTGAGGTCTTCGTCGACGTTACCTGGGCTGACCCACAGGTCGAGCGGGCGATGAACCGTGTCGACGAGGCGCTGGCTGAGGTCGGTGCTGGTTCCTCGCTCGTCGACGCCAACAAGATGGTGGACCTCCTACTCGACATCCGCCTGGACCTGTTGGGTGTGCCAGCGTGAGGGACTCGGATCGCACCCGACCTGCCGTCCACAAGTGCGAGCACTGCGACCGGCCGCTCTTGGAGTGCGAGTGCGGAGACTGGTGGCCCGCCGATAGCCTGTTCGATGACCCTGAGTCCGAGGAGGACGATGACGAATGACCGCTGAAGTCGAGTTCGACGTGACGACCGATCAGATCCTGAACGCTGCGCTGGCCCACCTCGGTGACCTGGCCTCCGACCTGGAGGACGCCGAGCAGTACGACTGGCTCGTGCGCCTGAAGGAGGGCGCTGCCGGCTTCCTGGCCGTCTACCAGGCCCTGGTCGGCATGAAGGACCAGGAGGTCGGCACCTTCGTCCTCCCGCAGGTCATCATCGACCGTGCGACCGCCCTCCAGCAGCCGGCTACGCTGACCCCATGAGCGACACCAAGGCCACCTTCACCGTCGACACCCCCGGCTTCGTCGACGAGTCGTTCTTCGGAGCCTTCCGGCGCTCGATGGCGGTCCAGTTGCGCAACGCCCTGGGCGAGTTCCAGAGCGTCACCGTGACGATGGTGCTGGAGGTCACCGACCCCGACGTGCCGTCGGTCGTGCCCGTCAGCGAGGCCGAGGCGGCGCTCATCGAGCGTGACCGCAAGGTGCAGGCCGTGTCCGACGCCCTGGCGTACTTCGTGAGTCACCGGGCGTGATGTAGGGTCGGGCCATGTCCGAGTCCGACCGTCGCAAGGCCAGCAAGAAGTCCGGGGGCCGGTCCAAGGCGCCCCGCCCCGGCAAGAACTCGGAGGGCACGAAGAAGAAGGGCCCGAGCAAGCCCGGCGACAAGATGCCGCAGTTGCAGGGAGCGATGGACGCTCCGCTGCCCGGCCCCCCGCCCGGCGCTGGTGCGCCCCCGGGAGCCCCCGCTACGGCGATTGAACCGCCCCCGAGCCCCTCCCCCATGCCTCCCGGCATGATGGGCGGGCCCCCTGGCATGGGCGGCCCCCCAGGGATGCCTCCGGGCCCCGGCGGCCCGCCTGCGCCTGGCGCTCCCGCCCCCGGTGGCCCGCAGGGCATGGTCCCGCCCGCTCCCGTCCCGCCTGTCCCGGCCGGCGCAGCGCCCAACACGATGGGCGCCGGCTACCCGCCCGAGTTGCAGTCGATGCCCGGCGACATGGCAGCGCTCCAGCAGCAGATGCAGACCGGGTTCGGCCCGGGCTCGTCCGACGCTGACCACGACGCTGCGATGGTCGCCTCCAGCCAGGCCAAGGCCATCGAGCAGGCGGCGATGCACCAGGCGTTCAGCCAGGACGAGGACGAGATGAACCTCATGGAACTCGGCCGGATCATGGCGCAACTCATGGGCCGGCGCCAGCCGCCGATGCCCCTCCGGTGAGGTTCCCGGCCGCACGGGCCCGGTCCCACCTCCTGTCCCTGGCCGGCACCCGGGTCACGATCGAGTGGATCGAGGGCACCGTTCAGGAGGCGTACTCCCACCCCGGGCGATGGCCGACCGTTTACACGCCTCGGCCGACGACCATGCTGAAGTACATAGTCGGGTTACACGAACTCGGGCACGTAATGCGCCCGGTCGGCGAGGGCCTGGTCAACGAGGCGCACGCCTGGGAGTGGGCGGCTGAGAACGTCCATGCCGACTTCATGCCGTGGGCCGACTACCGCCTGTGGCGAGAGGTGTCGGCTCTGCTCGCCACGCACCTGCCCTGGCCGAGCGACCCCTCCGAACCAGCCTGATACGGTCGCCGGCATGGCACTCACTGTCTCCACCGGCGCTGTCAAGGGGCGCAGCGGGCCCGACGCCCTCGGCCCCCGGGCGACCGCCCTGTTCGTCCTGACGGGCGACAACTCGTACCCGACGGGCGGCTGGGCCTTCGATCCCAAGCAGTACAGCGGCTTCACTCCGGCCGTGGTCTTCATCGCCCAGCGGGCGCCGCTGACCGTCGCCTACCAGTTCGTCTACGACCGGACCGCCAAGAAGTTGCTGGTCTTCTGGTCGGCGGGCTCGGGCGCCGCCTTCTCGCAGGTCACGAACGCCACCGATCTGTCGGCGGTCATCGTCGACATGCTCCTCGTCGGAGACTGACGTGGCCGGCGCTACGGCCCGCACCGTCCTCGGGAACGCTGTCCCCGCCACGGGCGTCCTGTTCCCCCTCCTGGCCCGCACGGCCAGTCCCGTCTCCTCGGAGTTCGGGCCACCGCAGAAGTCCGTCGGCGTCATGGTCCGCCTCGATACCACGGCCCAGGGCGCTGCCCCGTCCGTGGTCTTCAACATCGAGGGCTACGACCCCGCTGCCGACGAGTGGTTCCTCCTGCTCGCCTCGGCGGCCGTGACGGCCTCCGGCACGAGCATCGTCCTCCGGGTCGATCCCCGCATCACGGCCGGCGCCAACCTCGTGGCGCAGTCGGGCCTCGTGGCCCGGATGCGTGTCTCCCCCGTCCACAGCAATGGCGACAGCCTGACCTACTCGGTGACCGTCTTCACCCACGGCTGATCGGAGTCCCTCATGGCTGACAACCAAGGTGACGCCGCAGTCCACAGGTCGATCGACAAGGGCGGGATCTTCGTCCCCGTAGTGGCGATCGACGTCGGCGGTGCCGGCGCCGAGTCTCTGTGGACCGGTGCGGGCGGCGGCGGGTCCGGCGTCCAGTACGTCGAGGATGCAGCCGCTGCGGCCGACCCCACGGGCACGGCCGTCGTCCTCGTGCGCAAGGACACGCCGGCCGCTACCGTCTCGACGGACGGCGACAACATCGCCCAGCGAGGCACCAACTTCGGCGCTGCTTACGTCACGCTGCTCGACACTGGCGGCAACCCTGTCGCCGTCGGGGGCGGGACGCAGTACACCGAGGATGCGGTCTCGGCGGCCGACCCCATCGGCACCGCCGTCATCCTCGTGCGCAAGGACACGCCGGCTGCCACCGTCACCACCGATGGCGACAACATCGCTCAGCGGGGCTCCAACTTCGGGGCCGCCTATGTCACGCTCCTCGACACCTCGGGCAACCCGGTGGCCGTGGGTGGGGGCACCCAGTACACCGAGGACGCCGTCGCCGCAGCCGATCCGGTGGGCACGGCTCTCATCATGGTCCGCAAGGACACCCTGGCCTCCGAGGTGTCGGCCGATGGCGACAACATCGCTGCTCGCTCGACCAGCAAGGGCGAGCAGTACGTCAAGCACGTCGACCCCATCCCGGTCACCGACAACGCCGGCAGCCTTACGGTCGATGGCACGGTTGCTGTCTCGAACGCCACCTTCCCGGTCACCGACAACGCTGGCTCGCTGACGGTCGACGCCCCGGTGGGCACGCCGGTCTTCGTCAGGCTCAGCGACGGCTCGGCCGCTATCGCCACGCTGCCTGTGGCGGGCAACGTCGCTGCGGCCGGCGCCGACTCGGGCAACCCCGTCAAGATTGGCGCCAAGGTCAACACGACGAGGCCCACCTACACCGATGGGCAGCGAGCCGACGCACAGGCGGACACCCGAGGCAACCTCTCCGTTCACCTCATGGACAAGGACACGGCGAACCCCGTCTCTATAGGCGCCCTGGCCGGTGACACCATCGCCTCGCCCAACGTGTCGCCCTTCGTCGGCGCCTTCGGCCTCGTCTACAACGGCACCACCTGGGATCGTCACCGTGGCGACATCACCAACGGGCTCGACGTCGACGTGACCCGGCTCCCGGCCCTCGTGGCCGGCGCCGCCGACATCGGCGGGGTCAACCTCACCAAGATCGCCGGCACCGCCCCGGACGTGAACTCGGGCAACAAGTCCGCCGGCACGCTCCGGGTGATCCTCGCCACCGACCAGCCTGCCCTGACCACGGCCATGCCCGTCTCCCTGGCCACGGCGCCCACCACGCCGGTGACCAACGCCGACATCACCACGATCGCCGGGGCCATCAAGGCCGAGGACGTCGCCAGCGCCGACGCCCACCCGGGCATGGTCATCCTCGCCCGGCGCACCGCCACGCCGGCCAACACCAGCGGCACCGACCTCGACTACGAGGTCCCCCAGATGAACGCCGGTCGGCTGTGGGTCGACCCCTCGGGCGTCACCCTGACCGTCGCCAGCCACGCCGTGACCAACGCCGGCACCTTCGCCGTCCAGGCCGCCGGCTCGGTGGCCGAGGACGCCGCCCTCTCGGGCAACCCGCTCATCGTCGGCGGCCGGGCCCACTCGGGCGTGCCCACGGCGATGTCGGCCGACAACGACCTCATCATCCCCTGGATGGACCGCTCGGGCGCCCTGGCCGTCATGCCCCAGGTCCGCCAGGTCCGGGTCACCGCCACCCCCACGATCGCCACCTCGGGCTACGTGGACAATGACCAGATCGGCGGGCTCCAGACCTACACCAACGCTGCCCTGGCCTCGGGCCGCCCCGGGCTCATCGTCGGCGCTACGATCACCTCCCGCACCGTCACCGCCCTGAACGCCCTCGAACTGTGGATCTTCGAGGCCAGCCCCACCCTGGCCGGCTCGGACAACGCCGCCTTCGACCTGTCGGACGCCAACCTGGAGGCCGCCCGGCCCACCGCTGTCATCGACTTCCTGGCCGCCGACTACCGCAACACCGTCTCGGGCGTCTGGTGCCTGGGGTCGGTCAAGGGAGGCAAGGTCAGCGAGCCCTTCGTCACCTCGGGCTCGGCCAACCTGTTCGGCGTGCTCGTGGCCACGGCTGCCCCGGCTGCCCAGTACGGAGGCACGACGGACATCGTCGTGGCGCTGGAGATCCAGCAGTTCTGACGTGGCCTTCGCCGTCTCCGAACTAGCCAGCGCCTGGAACAACGCCGACGCCACCTCGTACGTCACCACCTCGGTGAGCCCGCCGGCCTCGTCGTACCTGATCTTCGGCTACTCCAGCCGGCACGGGACCTTGGCCCCCGGCGTTACGCCGCCCTCGGCGTACGGCGGCACCTGGACCGAACTCGCCGCCGCCGAGCAGGTCGATGGCATCTCGGCCATCGGCTCCTGGGGCCTCCAGTGCTCGGCCAGCCCCGGCACGGCCGGCATGACGGTCCCTGTAGACGGCGCCGTGACCGCCATCGGGCTCTACTGGTTCCTCCTCGGGATCACCGGCCACAGCACCTCGGCCACCGTGATCGACGCCGAGTACGGGCCCACGGGCACGACCAGCCTGACCCCCGGCCTGGCGGGTGCTGCGCCCGCCATGGCTGACTCCCGGGACCTCCAGATCTTCTTCTCTGCCCACCGGGCCAACGACGCCACCACGGCCGAGGCCGGCTGGGTCGGCGGCACCGACCGGCCCGGCACGCTCCCCAACTACGGCGGCCGGGTCCAGTGGAAGATCGGCTCGTTCGACTCCAGCCCGACCATGACCATCGCCTCGTCTGTGCGCTGGCAGTCGATGTACCTGGAGATCCTGATTGACCAGTCGGCCCCGGGTCCGGTTGGCGACCCCGACAAGGGGTGGGTGCGTAACCGGGCTGGCGCTCTCTGGACCCGGTAAGGTCGGCGCATGACGGGCTTTCGACCGAACCCAGCCAAGAGCGTGCCGTTCCCGTTCACCGAGGACTTGAAGACCGAGATGCCCAAGAACTTCCAGTCGGTGTCCCAGGACATCGAGATCCTGGAGCGGGAGGCCACCCTGCTCGGGGATGCTGGGGGCTATCACCCCTGGAAGGAGATGGTGCTCACCTACCGGGCCTCCAACACCTTCTTCACTTCCCCGACGTTCAACTACGGCTCCGACTACTGGCAGGGCGGCCAGTTCCGGCGGATCGGCGACATGGTCGAGTTGCGGGGCCTCCTGGCGGGCGGCGCCGACAACTCGACCTGGAGCATCATGCCGCCGGGCTTCCGGCCTACAGCCGACCTGGTCTTCCCGATGGTGGGGGGAGGGGCCCACGCCCGCCACGACATCGACTCGGCCGGCAACCTCACCCAGCGCTACGGGGCCGGCGGGGGCAACAGCGGGTACTTCACCCTCTCGTGGATGCGCTACTCCCTGGCCTCAGCGTTCAGCGAGGGCTTCTACCAGGTGGGGACCACCGGCGTGCCGTTCAAGAACTCGTGGCAGAACTTCGGTTCCTCGTTCCACAACGCCGAGTACCGCCTGGTAGGTGACGAGGTGCAACTGCGGGGCCTGGTCAAGACCGGGGCCAGCGGCACGGTTGTCTTCACCCTCCCGCTCGGGATGCGCCCCTCGAAGGTCCTGCACTTCAGCGCCGACATGAACTCGGCTCAGGACGCCTACATTCGCCTCTTGCCCAGCGGCGATATCGAGATGTACGGAGCCAACGTCGCAGCGTATGCCAGCCTGAGCAACGTCGCCTTCTCGGTGTCCGGCGAGGGCACCAACGGTTGGAAGGCGCTCACCCTGACCAATGGCTTCACCCGCTACGACGCCAACCACGCCAAGCCCGAGTACCGGCTCACTGGCGACATCGTCGAGTTGCGGGGTCTGCTCTCCAAGGGCGGCTCGGCCGCCACCATCACAATGGCCACCATCCCCGACCGGGACGCCTGGTCGGTGCAGCGGAATCTGTGGTCGACCCACGCCACCGGCACCTTCGGCCGGGTCGACGTCATGCCGGACGGCACGATCCAGTTGGTCATCGGAACCGGCGACTACGTCTCCCTCAGTGGCTTCCGCTACTCGATCCTGCCATGACGGCCTCCCGTGACCGGCTCCGTCAGTTGGGGCAGTTGGACCTGGGGGCCTGGATCGAGGCCGCCACCGGCCGTGAACTCTGGTCAATCCAGCAGCGCATCGCCACCCAGTTGTCCCACCGCCGGGCCCGCATCGTCGTGCCCTCGTGCAACGCCTCGGGCAAGACCCACCTCGCTGCCCGCCTGGCCCTGGCGTTCTACGACGCCTACACCCCCGGAGCCCCCTGCCAGTTCTGCGACCCCGACGGCACCAAGGGCGGCTGCCGGGGCTCGAAGGTCCTGACGACGTCCTCGAAGGAGACCCACCTTCGAGACAACCTCTGGGGCGAGATCCGGCTCACCATCGGCGAGATGGCCAAGAATGGGCTCGAACTCCCCGGCACGCTCCCGCCCGTCGAGACGTTCCTCATGGACTCCCCCGGCAATCACTTCATCCGAGGCCAGGTGGCCACCAAGGAGGAGGGGATGCAGGGGTACCACGCTGCCCACAAACTCATCATCGGCGACGAGGCCACCGCCGTGGGCGAGGACGTGGCCCGAGGGATCACCTCCCTCATGGCGACCGGCGACACCCGGCTGCTGCTCGTGTTCAACCCCACCACGCCGGACACCTACGCCGCCCAGATGACCCGGAGCCCCAGGGTCGAGGTCATCCGCATCACCGCCTACGACACGCCGGCCTTCACGGGCGAGGCCGTGCCCGAGGGCTCGAACCTGACCACGCCCGAGTTCCTGCTCGACCTGGAGGCGCAGGGCATGGGGCCCGGCACCTACGAGTGGACCACCCGTGTCCTGGCTCAGTTCTGGGACCAGGGCGAGGACACCCTGATCGCCCCGGCCTGGGTGGACGCCGCCGAGGCTCGGGAGTCGGACGTGTCCAGCATCACCGCCATCGGCGTCGACCTGGCCCCGTACGGCACCGCCGAGTCGGCCATCGCCGTGCGCTCGGGCGACACGCTCATCGCCCTGGAGGCCCACCCCGCCGGCCGCACCGACCACCTCATCCTCGGCGACCCGCTGCGCATGACCGAGGGGCAGCAGATCGACCCGTCCGCCCCCGTCCCCCGCCTGGTCGTGCGCCACCGGCCGACGTACCTGATCTACGACGCTGACGGCGTTGGTGCCGGCGCCATCGGCGACTTCGAGAAGTTGTGGGGCTGGGCCGTGCGCAACGGCCACATGGGCCCGCACTCCCAGGTCATCGGCTTCCGGGGCGGCAAGAAGGTCACGGACTTCTACCTCAACGCCCGCTCGGGCTGGTGGTGGGCCCTCCGTCGGCGCTTCGAGCGGGGCCGCATCTCGATGCGTGTAAACGACCCCAAGACCCGGGCGCAGTTGACCCAGATGACCTACTCGATCTCGCCGGCCGGCGCCATCCGGGTCGAGACGAAGGGCGAGATGAAGCAGCGTGGCCTGGAGAGCCCTGACCGGGCCGACGCCATCATGTACGCCTACGCCTTCTCCGAGGACCTCCCGGACCCCAACTCGAAGCCTGATAGGTCCTGGGTCGAGGACCAGGGCTACGGTGTCGATCGAAGCGAGGCCGCCATGTGGAAGCGAATGCTTGAAGGTGACGGCCTCGGGAAGAAGAAGGTGCCGGTCAACGCAGTCACCGGCATCCCCGACCAACTCTGAGGAGACACCATGACCGTCCGCATCCACGGCCTGTTCCAGAAGACCATGCCCTCCTACGTCCACGCCAAGGGCTCCGACTACATCTACGGCCGCAACGAGGAGGGCATCGACACCGGCGTCCTCATCGAGGGCGAGGGCACCCTGTTCCTCGGCAAGGTCGCCCTACAGGAGATGGGCGAGGTGATGGGCTGGACCTTCGTCGAGGACGCCGATGCCATCGCCCAGCAGTACCAGGAGGACCTGGCCTGGCGGGACCACGAGATCGAGCGGCTCGCCGCTGAGAACGCCGCCCTCACCGCCGACCTCGAAGCCTTCGGGCGTGCCCTGGCCGGCCAGGCCCGGGTCAAGGCGGCCGAGTGATCGCCCTCGCCATCCTCGCCGCCGTGCTCGCCGTGCTCGCTGGAGTCGGCTGGGGTCTCGCCCTGGCCCTGCTCCAGGACCGCTCCCAGGGCTACGCCCGCATCGCCGACCTTCAGGACCGAGTCCAGGCCGGTACCCTGGAGCAGTACAAGGCGCACGTCGCCATGCCAGCCTGGGAGCCCGACGAGAGGGAGTGGCGCCACTCGGCCACGGGGTCCGGCCTCGTCTCCGAACCCGCAGAGTAAGGTCCGGGCATGGCTGTGTCCTTCCTCGACTCCATGCGGGGTCGGCCCACGTCCTCGGGCAAGTCCGAGTTCATCATCCCTTCGGACGAGAAGGAACTAGTCGGCTGGCTGGAGCGCAAGCGCAAGGCCGGGCGCACCCCGCTGCCCGAGTACCAGATGAAGTTGAACCTGTCCTTCGTGCTCGGCCACCAGTGGCTGACGTGGGACACCTCGGCCAAGACTCTACGCCGGGTCAGCGCCCCCCGAGCGAGCGACCCGAACGCCCCCGTGCGCATCACGGTCAACAAGATCGGCGGGCTCGTCGAGCGCATCGTCTCGAAGTTGACCAAGAGCGCCCCGCTGCCCGAGGCTCGCCCTGTCTCCGACGACGAGAAGGACGTGGCCGCCGCCCGGGTCGCCACTCGCATCATGGCGCACGAGTTCGACCGCCTGGGCTGGAGGGCCTGGCTCACCGAGTTCCTGTTCTGGCCCGCCACGTTCGGCTGGTCCTACGCCCATATCTACTGGGAGCCCGACGCCGGGTCCACCCTGGCCGAGGACGAGGACGGCCGGCCGATCCGCATGGGCGACATCGAGTACGACATCGTGCCCGCCAACGAACTCAGCGTCGACCCATCGGCGCTCAGCATGGACAAGGCCCGCTGGGCCATCCGCACCACGGTGATGAGCCGTGAGGCGCTCTGGGAGACGTGGGGCGTCGAGATCCCCGGCGAGCCCGAGGCCCGCAGCATGGTCGAGGAGGTGCTCCAGATGGCGCACCTCAGCCAGAAGGACGAGGGCGGCTCCAGCGTGGCCGTCCACCAGATGTGGATGCTGACCAGCCGGGCGGCCCCCAAGGGCATGACCATCACCTGGTCCGGCAACACCATCCTGGAGCCCCGCCGGGACTTCCCCTTCGAGCACGGCCGGCTCCCGTTCGCCCAGATGAACTGGCTGCCCCCGCTTGGCACCCTCCGGGGCCGCACCTGGGTGGACGACCTGATCCCCATGCAGGAGGACTACAACGACGCCCGCTCCAGGGAGGCGACCATCCGGCGCACGCTCGTGCCGAAGTTGCTCTACCCGACGGGCTCGATCGACATGAGCCGGGTCACCACCCGCATCGAGGGCATCCCCTACGCCCCGACCGGCCAGCCCCCGACCTGGCTGTCCCCCGACTCCGGGTGGATGCAGCAGCAGGAGGCCGTCATGGCTCGGGCCGACGGCGAACTCGGCCAGCGGGCCGGTGTAAACGAGGCCAGCGCCGGGCAGGCCGGTGCAAGCACGCCGGCCGCTGCCATCCTCGCCTTGCAGGAGGCGGACGACACGAAGTTGGCCGTCACTGCCACCATGCTCGCCCAGTTCATCAAGGAGGTCGGCGAGCAGGTGCTCGGCCTGACTCGCCAGTACTGGACCGAGGAGCGCACCATCCGGGTGTACTCCGAGGAGGGCGGGGGCATCGATGTCTACCGCTACGAGGGCGCCAACCTCGACGGTGGCTACGACGTCCGGGTGTCGAGCGAGTCGGCCCTGCCCAAGTCGAAGGCGGCCCGGGTCCAGTTGGGCCTGGAGTTGCACGCCCGTGGCGTCATCCCGAACAACCAGGACCTGCTGCGCATCCTCGAACTGCCCGGCACGGACTTCATCATCCGGGACATGGACCTGGACACCCGCAAGCAGCGCCGTGAGTTGGCCTTGCTGCTGAAGGGCGAGGACTGCGAGGTCGCCCCCTACGACGACCACGCCATCCACCTGGCCCAGATCAACCGCTTCCGCAAGACGGAGGAGTACGAGCGCCTGCCCGAGACGATCCGGGCTCGCATCGACGCCCACGCCGCTGTCCACGAGAGCCTCGTGCTGCGCCAGGCCGGCATCCCCCAGCCCGTGTCCAGCCTCGGCCCGAGCCAGCCCGATGCGGCCGGCGCTGCGGCGGCCATCGGCGCCCGGGGCGCCCGTGGGTCCGTCGGCGCTGCGCAGAACTCGGGCCACTACATGACGGACTTCATGACCGGCACCACGCCGGACCCCCTGATGTCCGCCAGCGGCCAGCAGCCGTCCCCCGTCACTGACGAGGGGATCTACAACGCCGCCGGCATCGGGGGCACTGGCCAGCCTGGCCGTGTCCCCGGCGTGCCGGCTGACAATCAGGCCGCCAGCATGGGCGGCTAAGGTCCCTCCCGTAGCCATTCCCACACCCGTCAGGAGACGACATGCCCTCGAACAACCCGGCGTACGAGACGCCAGCAGACGTTCTCGACAGCCACACCCCTCCCGCCGAGCCCGGCTCACAAGAGCCGCCCGCAGAGATCTTCCAGGCCCCGAGCCCGACGACCGGCCAGCCCAGCACTCCCGGCCTGCCGGCGCCCGTGGTCGACGACCCGTTCGCCGAGTACGGCGGGGTCGAGGCCGTCCGCCAGCGGCAGGCTGCCGTCGAGGCGTGGGGCACCGAGGAGGGCCTGACGGTCGCCGCCGTCGAGGCGCTCCGGGGCCTCGGCTTCGAGCGGGACGTCATCGAGTCCCTGTTCAACTGGGAGGCCGAGGAGGAGCCGGACCCGCTGGCTGACGTGCCCGACGACGAGCCACTCACCAAGGAGCAGATGCGAGCCTGGATGGAGCGGGAGATCGAGCGCCGGGTGCGCCCGGTCGAGGAGTCCTTCGAGGAGTCCCAGGAGCGCCAGCGCTTCGAGCAGGCCACCCACGCCGCCGTCGGTGCACTCCAGGCGCTCGGCGTCCAGGACGATGCGACCAAGCAGGGCGTCATCACGCTCGCCCAGGCGTACATCGCCCCGGACGAGTGGGACCCCGAGGTGATCGCCAACGCCGTCCGCCGGGGCCACGCCGACTGGAACTCCATCGTGCAGGCCGAGGCCGAGAAGTACCTCCTGGCCAAGCAGGGCGTGCGTGACTCGCTGCCCCGCAACATCGGCGGCCACAGCCAGTCGCCGGGCGAGGTCACCCAGCCCACCGCCAGGCCCAAGAGCCTCGACGACGCCATGCGGCAGGTGCGTGAGAAGGCCAAGGCCGAAGGTTGGTGGCAGCAGTCCTGATCGCTGAGCATCGCCCCTGAAGGGCGATGCTACGGTCAGCGGCATGCCCCAGTCCCTCGCCAACTTCGATGCGGCCCTGAAGGACAACTACGGTCCTGGGCTCCGGGAGTCGATCAACAACTCCAACCCCGTCCTCACCGAACTGCGGTTCAACCGGGAGGACATCGTCGGTCGCCAGGCGGTCTGGTCGGTCCACTCGCAGCGCTCGACCTCGACCGGTAGCCGAGGCGAACTGGGCGCCCTGCCTTCGGCGGACCGCCAGTCGTACATCGGCCCGAGGGACAACCTGTCCTTCATGTACCACACCATCAAGGTGTCGGGCCCGGCCAAGCACCTGACCCGCAACGACACCGGCGCCTTCACCCGGGCCCTGGAGTCGGAACTGCGGGGCGCCGAGAAGGACGTGAAGAACGACCTGGCCCGCCAGATCTTCAACACGGCCCAGACGATCAACTCGGTCCTCGTGAACGGCGCCCTCGGGCGAGTCAACGGGGCCCCCGCCGGCAACGTCATCACGGTGAACTACCCGGACAACACGACCCTCCCGTCGAACGGCACCCGCCACTTCTTCGTCGGCGAGAAGATCGACGCCGTCACGGTCGCCACCGGGGCCATCGCCCAGGCCGGCATGACCATCACGGCGGTCAGCCCGACCACGATCACGGTCGACGCCATCGGCTCGACGGTGTCCACCAACCTCCTGTTCCGGGCCGGCAACTACGCCTCGGGCGAGACCGAGATCAACGGCCTGCCGTTCGTCACGGGCACCCAGAACTACGCCGGCATCACGGCGGCCTCCAACCCGGTCTGGAACGGCCTGGCTGTGGGGTCCACCTCGACCGGCATCTCCGAGGTCCTCCTGGAGGAGGGTCAGGAGAAGGTCGAGACGGACGGCGACGGGTCCACCCCGAACCTGTACATCTTCGAGCACGTCCAGCGGCGCAAGTTGGCCTCGCTGCTCCAGACCCAGAAGCGGTACGAGGGCCGGGAGATGACCCTGACCTCGGGCTGGAAGGGCCTTGCGGTTGCGCAGGGAGTCCTCCTGGTCGACCGGTACTGCCCCGCCCTGAAGGGCTTTGGCATCACCAGCCGGGACATGGAGTGGTTCATCGGCCTCGACTGGGAGTGGGACGAGGACGACGGCCGGGTCCTGTACAAGGCCCTGGACAACTCCGACGCCGTCGAGGCTCGGTACAAGTCCTACTTCAACCTGGAGGCGGTCACCCGGAACGCCCACGTCCAGTTCACGGTGGCCGAGCCCACCTTCTGACCTACACTGGTCAGCATCGGGGACTTGAATCCCGGTAGGTCCGGGCGCACGGACCCGATTGACGCAGCGGAGAGGCCGTCCCTTCCGGGGGGCGGCCCTTTCGCTATGGTGGGTCCATGTCTGACCTGCCGCTGGAGTGGACCGTGCTCGACCGCCAACTGCGGGAGGGCGAGCCCACGAAGGGCTGGCCGGGCGACCCCCGGCTGTGGCTGCAACTGGCCTACCTGGAGGCGCCCGAGACGGGCTGGTACCCGCAGGACAACAAGATCCACCGCAAGGGCGACATCGTCGCCCGCCTGCTGGAGGTCTGGCGTCACACCGAGGAGGGCCGTGACGTCGTGATTGGCCGCTGGCAGCCAAGCGACCTGCCTCAGATCCTCAGCGACCTGGTGGCGATGGACCCCGGCCGCCCCGGCCACACGGACGTGCTCGACCGCATCGATGCGGCCAACGAGGCCAAGGAGGCCGACCTCAGCCGGCAGTACCAGGACGTGCAGGGCGAGATGATGGAGCACTACCTGAAGTTGGCCCACGACCTGAACAACCCCCGCAACGTCTTCCGAGGCATGCCGGGCACGAGGGACGACGCCGACCTGAAGCGGTAGGCTGCGGCCATGCTCACCCGCTTCCGCCGCTGGCTCCTGCTCGTGACGGCCGTGGCCGTCGTGGCCGCCTGCGTGCCGCCCCAGCCTGACTACGGCTACCACGGCGGGAACCCGCCCCACGTCAACCCCAACCCCCATATCCACTCGATGTACGAGTGGGCGTACGTCCTCGTGCGGCTGCACTACCTCGACCCGGTCACCGGCCTGGCCGTGATCTGGGCCGAGTCCCACGGCGTGGACAACGCCCGGAACCTCGTGCGCAACCCGGGCTCGGTCGCCGATGGCTCGTGGGACCGGGGCGGCTGGCAGTTGAACTCGGTCTGGCACGCCCGGGCCTCCGACGCCTGCGCTGACGAGATGCTCTGCGCCTCGGCCTACGCCAGAGGGATCTCGGCCAATGGCTCGGACTACCGGCTCTGGACGACGTTCGTTCACGGGAGCCACAAGGTCTGGATGAACGTGGCCGCTAAGGCCGTCTGGGATGCGACGGTCGACTTTCAGCGGACGGGCTGATGCCTAACTCCTCCCACCTCAACTGGCTGGAGATCAGCGACTGGACCCCCGGCGTGCACACCCGCAACGCCGGGACGATGCCGCACAACGCCAGCCAGGTCATGCAGGACTGCTACCCGCTGAAGGAGGGCGGCCTGCGGGCCTTCGCCGACGACGGCAACATCGTGACCACCGGAATGGACATGAGCACGGGCAACCAGATCATCGCCATCGGCGGCCACTTCGGCATCCCGCACCGCACCGTTTCGGGCCTGAGCCAGGATCGCTACGTGGTCAAGTACGACGAGTCCGACTCGACGATCCGGCTCTACCGCATGGACGAGACCAACTCGGACACGACCTGGTCCCTCATGTCCTTCACCTTCGCCACGAACACGGCCGGCTCCTGGAGCCAGTCGTTCCTCGTGCCCTTCGTCGACGCCGGGGGCACCCGGTACATGCTGCTCGGGCTCAACTACGGCGGCTCGGGCGCCACCGGCCCCGGCATCTACAAGATCCGGTACTCTGACGGCGCCGTGACCCTGATCCAGGTGGCCAAGCCCACCGGCCTGATCGTCAACCAGGGCCGCTGGCTGTACGCCCAGGAGGAGTCGAGCCAGTTGTTCTACTCGAACGTCGGCGACGTGGGGGCGACCAACCAGTTCCTCGACGTGACCCCGTCGGGCCCGGGTGCGGTCATCACCGCCCTGGCCGGCACGGAGCCGTCGGACATCCTGGTCGGCAAGGCCGGGGCTCCGTGGGTGTCGATCACCGGCGACATCTCCAGCCCCAACACCGTCGTCCGGGAACTCTCGGGGGCGCACCCCGCCGGCCGCCGGCCAGTCGTGCCCACCAGCGTTCCGGGCGGCATGGCGTTCATCGCCGACAACGGGAGCATCTACATCACCGACGGCCGCAACTTCGACGACGTCGGCAAGAACGTGCGGTGGACCCAGTTCGACCGCCTGAAGTTGGAGCCCACCGGCAACGGCACCGTCGGCATGACGGCGTTCATCGGCGACTACCTGTTCCTCGGGGCCAACCTCGTGCGGGACATGGTCACCGGCGCCATCTTCTCGATCCTCCCCAACCTGGCCGACAACCTCGACCTCTGGGTGGCCGACCACACCCGAGGCCGGATCTGGGGCGCCAGCCTGGCCGAGGCCGCCGACGCCACGATGTACGAGTACCAGCCCGTCGGCGACGGGGTCTTCCGCTCGCCGCAGTGCATGTGGACCTCGGCCCCGTTCGTGCCCAAGTCCGGCGAGGACACCCGCCTGCGGGAGGTCGAGGTCTACTTCCAGACCCACGCTGCCTCGGTGAACAACATGACGGTGACCCGCTTCGACCAGAACGGGGCCAACTCGGTCGCCCGCACGGGGCCGACATTCGCCGCCAACCAGCACGGCAAGATTACCTTCCAGTTCCCCAACCTGGGCTCGGCGTACCAGTACATCAAGATCGACTGGAACACGAACGGCACGCAGACCGAGGCGGCAACCATCGAGCGCCTGCGCATCGGCTTCGCTCCTGGCCGGGGACTAGGGTGAGGCCGTGACCACCCACGACGCCCTCGTCACCACGGCCGGTTCCCGGTTCAAGGACCCGTCCAACAACGTGATCTCGCCGGCCGAGTGGTCGGAGTACCTGAACACCTGCTACGCCTTCGTCAACGCCGCCAGCGCCGTCTGGCCCTGGCTGGAGGTCGTGGCGGCCGGCACACTGGCGTTCGCCCAGGGCACGGCCACCGCCGCCCTCCCCGGCGACGTGCTCACCATCCAGAACGCCTGGAACACCACCGACGACTTCCCGCTGGTGCCACTCGTCGGCGACCGACAGCAGTTGACCATCTACGACACGAACAACGCCCAGCAGGGGATGCCCACGAACTACCGGCTCGTGGGGGGCAGCATGATCGTCTACCCCGTGCCCGACCACGCCGTGAGCGTCAAGATCGAGTACCTGCTCGGACCGACCGCCCTCTCGACCACCATCGAGCCCGTGTGGCCCGAGATGTACCACCGCATCCTGGTGACCGGGATGCTCTCCCTGGCCTACGGCGACGACGGCAACCCCAAGGAGGCCGAGCGGCGCTGGGCCCTGTTCGAGAAGGAGATCGGGCAGATGATGCGGCAGGTGCTCAGCACCCGTGACCAGGGGTACCCTGGCATCGAGGACGCCTGGTACGGTCGCTGACATGACGACGATGCAGGACCTGCTGAACCGCATCCCGAACTACTGGGACAACCCGGCGCTGCGAGCGATGGGGATGTACGTCACCGCCGAGTCCCAGGAGACCGCCCAGGCCGCCGAGTACGAGCGCCTGGCCGCTACGGTCAAGGACACCAACCCCCAGGCGTACCAGATGTACATGACGGCTGCCCAGCAGACCCGGGGTCGGGCCCAGTCCTACAAGGACAACCAGCAGATCAACGCCTTCCAGGTCCCGGGCTACGCCGAGGCCCAGCAGGCCAACGTCCAGTCGCAGCAGCAGTTGGCCGAGATGGGCGTGGCCGAGCAGCGGGCTCGGGCCGACACCGGCCAGAACCTGAGCCGGATGACCGACACCTTCCAGAACCAGACCATGCCGCAGTTGCAGGGGGCGCTCGGCGCCGCCGGTCAGTACCGGGGCACGGCCGCCACGGGCGCCCGGGACAACGCCGCCACGAACTTCCTCCAGCAGTCGGGCGACGTGAACTCGGCGCTCCAGCGCAAACTGGACGACTTCACCCGCCAGCGCACGTACGCATCGGTCGGTCTGCTCGTCTGAGCCCGGCTAGTCTCGGGGCGTGAGCGCCTCCGACATGTACTACGCCCAGTTCCAGAACTCCCTGGGCGATCAGACGCAGCGCATCCGGGGCCAACTGGCCCTGGCCCTCGCCGACCTCCAGGCCAGCAACGAGCGTTCGGCTGCCGTCCAGGCCGCCATGCCGCAGGCCCTCCAGCAGTCGTACCAGGGCGCCCTCGGGTCGCTCGACCAGGCCAGCACCGTGGCGCAGCAGGCCACCGGCGGCATGGGCCGAGCCGGCGGCATTGACCAGTTGCGGGCCATGCTCCAGTCCAACACGGCGGCCAGCGCCAGCGCTGCGCCGCTCATGACCGCCATGCGGGAGGCTGCCCTCTCGGCCCGCCAGGCCACGCTGCGCTCGGCCGGCGCCCAGGCTGAGGGCAACATCGACTCCCAGCGCAACGACATGATGAAGACCATGTGGCAGGACGCCTACCAGTGGGATCGTGACCAGTGGCGCCAGCAGCAGTTGGCCCTCCAGGCTGGGGGCGGCGGCGGCGGTGGCGGCGGTGGAGGCGGCGGTGGCGGTGGCCGTGGAGGCGGCGGTGGCCGTGGAGGCGGGGGCAAGGGCACCAGCCAGGCCCGCAAGAACTACCTCAACCAGACCAAGACCCTCGATGCACAGGAAGTCGCCAAGATGACCAACGCCGCCGAGGCCATGCGTGGCGCTATGGCGCAGCCCAAGAAGGCGCCGAACACCACCCGGTACGGCGTGGGCGGCGGCCGCTTCATCTACTGACGGGCTAAGGTCGGCCCATGCCGACTCCTCGGGTCAACCCCGTGCTCGCACGCCTCGGGGGCAGCCACTGGCTGGACGAGGTCGACGGGCGCAAGTCGACGTCCAACGCCAGCGCCGGCACGTTCGAGCGCACCACGCAGCAGAAGATCCTGAGCGACCGCCAGGCCGAGGCTGCTGCCTCCTCCGGGCGCTCCCGCAAGGGTGTGCGCACGGCCGCCCCCACGAGGGGCTACTCCGCTCCCCGCCAGACGAGCACGCCGGCACCGGGTCACCCGGCGCTGTCCGCTCTGGCGGGGGCGACTGCTAGCGGCAAGATCACCGGCGATGCCCGAGACGCCATCAAGAAGGCCGCCCCCAAGCCCGTCCAGGGCTCGGGCAAGGGCGGTTTCAAGTTGGGCATCGGCCAGGCGTTCAAGGAGATCGGCCAGGGCCTGACCGGCATCGGCCAGATGGCGTCCTCGCTCGCCCCCGGCGGCCAGCCCGCCGGCCAGGTCTGGTCCCGGGCGGGCAAGGGGCTCGTCTCGTCTGTCGCTGGCACAGTGAAGAACGCCGTTCCGAACGTCAGCCCCGGCGGCATGGGCACCCCGGGCGGCGGCTCCGGCAAGGGCCGCTCGATCAAGGACTCCTACTCGGACGCCGTGGCTGAGGCCCTCGGCGGTGACCAGTACCGCCCCAAGGACTTCGCCGAGAAGGCGCACGAGCGGGGCATCATCCCGGCCGCCATCGAGGACGTCGGCAACGTCTCCCTCGCTGCTGGCGCCGCCAAGGGCGCCCTTGGCGCAGGCGCCAAGTTGGCCGAGCGGGGCGGGGCCCTGGGCACGGCCGAGCGCCTGGCCGGCGCCGCCGAGCACCTCGACCCCATCGCCCACCCCTACGCCACGGCCGCCCGCAGCGTGGGCGACGTCATGCGGGCCGCCGCCGAGAAGGTCCGCCCTGGCCTCGTCGAGGACCTCGCCACCCGAGTGCCACGAGCCGCCGAGATCGTGAAGACGGCCGCCGGCATCGCCCCCACCGCCGAGGAGGCTGCCGGGGCTCTGACGACCACCGAGGCCACCCGGGCCGGGAAGACCCTGGCCGAGGCCACCACCCCTGGCCTGAAGGACGCCCACATGGCGGCGGTCGACAACGCCGTCCACGACGCCCGGGTCGCCAGCCCGGCGCCCGAGGCAGCCACCCTGGCCACGCAGTTGGCCTCCCGCCCGCCGGCCCCGTGGGCCACCTGGATCACCTCGAAGTTGCCCGACCCCGTCAACCGCATCCTGGCCGCCGGGGCCCCCTTCGTGAACAAGCGCCGCCTGGCCAAGGTCACCCAGGACCTCGGCCGCAACGTGCGCATGGCGCAGAAGGTCGCCCAGGCGTCCCCGGCCGTCGTGGCCGCCAAGACGGCGGCCGAGGACATCCTGCGCACGGTGCCTGAGTTGGACCGCTTCGAGGTGTCCCGCATCATCGGCGAGGAGATCGGCGCTCGCCTCGACGGCACCGACTGGTTCGAGACGGTCATCCGAGACGGCGGCAACGCCGAGGCCGCCAACGCTCTGCGGCTCCAGGCTCGCCGGGGCTTCGAGGGGCTCACGCCCGAGATGACGGCTCGCCTGGGCCCGGAGGCTGCGCAGCGTGTAAACGAGGCCATCGACCAGGCCGTGGTCGCCTGGCGGGACCAGCGCAAGTCCAGCCTGAACGAGTTGCTGTCCAGCCGGGCCGGCGCCAGCGGCCTGGAGGACGCCGTTCTTGAAACAGATGCTCCACTTCTGAGCGGTCCCGACCTGAAGCGGCTGAACAAGGCCCGCCGTGACCTGAAGCGGGCCGCCGACCTGCGGGACCGGGCGCCGGACGAGCGCCTGGCCCTGGCCGCCAAGGCCGAGAAGTTGAGCGGTGTGATCGAGACGAGGAAGACGGCCGTGGGCGACCTGCGTAAGCGGCTCGACGAGATCAGCGTGCGCACCAGCGAACTGCACCAGCCGGTACCTCCTGGCGTGCTGAAGATCGACCGCACCATCGAGGCCATCAAGGCCGACCTGACTCTGAACGGGGGCACGACCTTCGACGTCGCCACCGGCAAGCCGGCGCTCGGCGACACGGGCTACGCCGTGGGCGGGATGACCGGGACGGCCCGGGACCTGATCGACATGCCCTACGAGGAGTTCGCCGCCAACTCCGACGAGATCCTGCGGGGCATCGTCCGAGACAACCTGGAGGCGTGGTACCACCCGGACGCCCGGCTGGGCCTGTGGACCTACACCGACGACAACGGCCTGGGCCGCATCGCCGGGGACATCAGCACCACGGTCGACGATCGGGAACTGGCCATCCTCATGGGCGAGGCTCGTGGCCAGCAGGCGCTGTACGACATCACGGCGAAGGGCGACCTCACGCTGTCGGGCAACGCCGACATGCAGGCCCTGGCCAAGATCTACCACAACGACGTCCTGGCCAACCCGGGCAAGAGCCCGCTGCTGCGGACGTGGCACGAGGCAGTCGACGCCGCCAAGGCGGTCGGCCTTCCTGCCAGCACCGCCGACGGCGTCATGCAGATCTGGATGAACTGGGACTACGGGATGCACGCCACGAAGGGCACCCCGCTCGGGGAGTTCTTCAAGAGCGCCGAGGTGCAGGCCGGGGTCCGGGCCCCGTCCGCCCAGTACCTGGCCCAGACCGTGTTGAACCTGAGCACCGAGGAAGCCACGGGCCGAGCCCTGGCCGAGTTGAACCCGCAGCAGGTCAGCGAATCCCTGTCCTGGTACTACGACTCCCACGACTACGTCGAGGGGCTGTACCGGGGCAAGCCGATGACCATGCTCAACGGCACGGTCCGGGACTCGGCCGACGTCTTCTACGACCTCCTGGCCGTGACCTCGGTGATGGCGAACCCCAAGCAGAACCTGGGCCGGGCGATGATGGCCGTCGCCAACATGTCCGACTGGCGCAAGGGCCAGGCCAACGCCATGCGGGCGGCCAAGGCCCTCATGAAGCGCATCGAGGAGACGCCCCCGGGCCGGGGCCCGACGCCGACGGGCTTCGCCTCGACGGCCGAGGTCGCCCGCCGCTTCAGCGAGATCCCCGAACTCCGGGACCTGTCGAAGTCGACGAGCATGATCGCCGCTCCCAAGCAGAACGTCATCGACATCCTGACCGGGAAGTTGGACCTGAGCAAGGCCGACACGGCCGACATCGCCGCCCTGCCCGAGGCGTGGACCGGCGTCAACAAGGGCCTGGCCGCCACCAACATGCCCCGCTCGCTCGTCGCCGACGGGCTCGTCGAGGGCACCCCGGCGCACGCCGCCTACCAGGGCTTCCAGCGGGCGCACGAGGAGATGCTCGACATGAAGGCCCGGGTGAGCGCCTTCAAGAAGGGCGGGGCCACCGAGAAGCAGGCCCGGGAACTGGCCCGTGTCCCCCGCAGGATCGACTTCGCCCGGGAGGCCCGGACCCTGGCCGCCCAAGAGGACACGCTCCTGGCGAACTTCCCCGAGATCGCCCAGGCGCACGACCGGGCGCTCATGGAGTACCACGGCTCGAAGGCGCTGGCCAAGTTGCGGTCCTTCCGAGATAACCTCGCCAACCCGGCCGACTCCACCGCCGTGACACTCGACAGTGTCATGGCGCAGTTGTACGGCCTCGACGGCACCGACTGGGCCGGCGGCGGCACCTACGGCCAGTACGCCCGGGGCATCCGGGAGCAGGCCGCCGACCTGACCCAGAAGTTGGGCCGGGACGTGCGGCCGCACGAGGTGCAGGCGCTCCTCTGGGTCTACGCCAAGCAGGAGGTGGGCCGCCAGGACTGGGGCCGCTTCCTGGCCCACCACGACGTGGCGATGGACGAGATCGGCCGGGCCATCGAAGGCGCCCAGCACCCCGGCCCCGGCTGGGACCCCTTGAAGGACTACTGGGACGAGGAGTTGAGCCACAGCCTCTACGCCCAGGACGTGCGCACGCAGCGCAAGCAGGTCGCCGCTCAGGTCCGGGATTACGCCAAGCACGGCGAGACGCCGCCCAACGATCTCCAGGGCGAGTACGCCCGGCTCATGGCCACCGACGTCTCCAGCCCGGTGGAGTCCGCCGTGATGACGGCCAAGGACCGGGAGAGCCTGGCCATGCTGCCCGACGACTGGCAGACGGCCGAGACCCGCTACGAGGTGGCGGACGACGCCAAGATCCTGGGCCAGAAGTTGGACAGCCTGAACGTCTGGGAGGGCGACGTCCTCCCCAAGATCCGTGCGGCTGTGCGGGCCGGCGACGGCGCCGAGGCCACCCGCCTGCTGAACGACTACGCAGCAGCGTGGAAGCCCAAGTTGCTGGGCCCCTCGGGCGGCAGCATGGCTGTCGAGGGCGCCCGCTCGATGACCGAGGCCGGCACGAGTCAGGCCCTGGCGGCCGAGCGCCTGGCCACCAACAAGGCCCGGGCAGTGCCGGCGCCGAACGACTGGCTGACTCGGTACACCTCCTCGATGGCTGGCCGCTACAACCGAGCCCACGGCCTTCCTCGTCCCGAGTTCACTGACACGACCGTCCGAGTGCTCCCGCAGCGCACGGCCGAGATCGCCGCCCAGTACGAGAAGTTGCCGGACCTGGAATCCATGACGCCCGAGCAGCGAGCGATGGCCGAGCGCTCCTACGCCGTGCTGGTCGACAACGTCCGGCAGCAGTACGAGTGGATGACTCAGGCCCCTGACGGCCCCCGGCTCCAGGTGGAGTACGTCCCGCCCGGCCAGGAGTACGGCGGGGTCGGCGTCCCCGGCAACACCCTGTCGGCCGACGAGGTAGCGCACGCCGCCATGCGGGAGGACGTCCAGAAGAACAATCACCTCAACATCCGGGGCACGGCCCTGGCCGGCGATGAGCCCAACCCGCTCATGTCCGCCGTCGACCCCGACGGGGTCATGGTCAACGACAAGTTCCGGGCGGTCCACGACTTCTTCGGCCACGCCCAGGCGGGCAACACCTTCAGCCGGCACGGTGAGAACATCGCCTTCATCCTGCACAGCCAGATGTTCCCCGAGGAGGCGCTCGGGGCCATGACCACCGAGTTGCGGGGCCAGACGGCCTACCTCGTGACGCACGGCGAGTTCGCCCCGCAGAAGATCGCCACCGACTGGCCGGGCGAGATGGTCCAGCCCGACTACATGAGCCGCCGGGGCTCGGTCGGCGAACTCCACCAGTCCTTCGGCGACAAGTTGGTCGGGGCGATGGTCATGCCCTCGAACCCCGACGCCCGCCTGATCGTCCGCCTGTTCCAGGACGCCAACTTCGGCACCCTGGTCCACGAGGGCGGCCACCTGCTGCGCCAGATCCTGCCCGAGTCTGACGTCCAGGCGCTCGCCCGGGCGTACCCCGGCCTGCTCGACAAGGGGCTGACCGCCGCCAAGCGGCGGGCCGAGGAGGGCTTCGTCGGCGGGCTCATGGGCTACGTCACCAGCCGAGGCACCCTGGCCGCTGGCCGGGCCGGCCTCGACGCCCCCTTCCGCAAGATCGCCGCCAGCCTGGAGCAGACCTACGGCGCCTACCTGTCTTCGGCTGTCGGCGACGTGCCCGAGCACGTCCGGGCCTTCTGGGACGACATGTTCGCCCCGCCGACCGAGGCCGGCCAGGCGCTGGACAACCCGCTCAGCGGGCAGTTGCCGCACCCCGTCGAGACGAAGCGCTACCGCTGGGAGACGGACTTCGAGTCGATGCAGCGGGCCAGGATGTACGGCGAGGCCCGCAAGTCCTCCGACGCCGTCGACCTGCGCATCGCCCACAACCAGGCCATGATCCGCACCCTGGAGAAGGGCCACAAGCGGGTGCTCGATGCGATGGACGGCCTGGCCGACTCCGAGGTCCAGGCCAGCCGCTTGGAGCGGGGCGCTGCCAAGGCGATGGACACTGTGCGCCGGCACGACGCCGTGCGCAAGCCGGCCGACGCCGCCTGGAGCCCGATGTACGACGCCTGGCAGGGGCTCATGGACGAGGCCAAGGCCGACCCCACGGGCTCGATCGCCACGATGCTGGAGGGCGTGCCCGACACCTTCAGCGAGGTCATTCGCCAGGCCGAGGCTCGGGGCTTCCGGCCGACCCACCTGAAGGACGTCTCCTGGGACAAGGCCCAGGCGCAGTTGTTCGGCCACCTCGGCCTCGGCCGCCAGGGTGTCGACACGGCCATCGAGGCCGGCACCCGCAAGGCCCGCTCGGGCCGCCTGGTGCAGATCGGCGCCGCTGACCGCTCCATCGAGGCCCTGGCCTCGGCGGCCGTCGAGGTCGCCCACGAGAAGATGACGAACGCCCTGGTAGACCACATCGAGAGCGTTTACACGAAGCCGATCAAGCCCGGGCAGGCCATCCCCGACGGCTGGGTCGCCTGGGACCCCGAGCGGGACTGGGTGCTCACCGGCAAGGAGGTCACGACCAAGAGCGTCCAGGACCAGGCCGTCCAGGGCGCCCAGTACATCGTCCCCAAGGAGGTCAAGACCGCCCTGCGCTCGATGAGCAAGGAGTACGACCACTGGACCTTCCGCATGATCCGCCGCTTCACGAGCCCGTGGCGGACCTTCGTGCTGACCCTGAGCCCGAAGTGGTACGTCAACAACCTGTTCGGCAACGTCATCCTGGCCACCCTGGAGGGCGTGCGCCCGCAGGACTGGCTATCGGCCTGGCGCAAGGTGCGGGCCGGCAACATGCCGGCCGAGATCGTCGGCCAGTCGATCAACTCCTTCGAGGAGGGAGCCAGCACCGTCGTGGGGCGTGGCCTGAAGGACATCGCCCTGCACGAGTCGAACCGGGCGCTCCGGGACACCCTGAAGGCGAAGACCGCCCGGCTCAACGAGGTGGTCGACGAGTTCAGCCGCACCGCCGTGATGGACCGGGCCATGCGCACCGGCGCCACCCGAGAGGCCGCCCTGCACCGGGCGTACGAGGCGATGGTCGACTACGGCAACCTCGGGCCGCTGGAGCGGGGCTTCGTCCGCTCGGTCCTCCCCTTCTACGCCTGGCAGAAGGGCATGGTCAAGTTGATCGCCCGGATGCCGGCCGATCACCCCCTGGCCACCCGCCTGCTCCAGCAGTTGGGCGTGCAGCACACCGAGTACCTCCAGGACCAGTTCGGCGGCATCCTGCCGAGCGCCTACGAGGGCCTCGTCATCGGCAACCACGGGCAGGGCATCAACACCCGGCCGTGGAACCCCCTGCTCGACGCCGGCAGCCTGGCCACGGTGAACGGGATCGCCGACGCCATGAACCCGTTTGTGGGCTCGTTCGTACGGGCCGGCCTGGGCGCCCCCGAGGGCGGCTTCGCCGACTCCTACGGCTACAGCCCCACCGGCTACGCCGTGCCCAAGAGCGACCCTGTCAAGGACCTCCAGGAGACGATCCGGGGCGTCCCCCTGATCCGCATGGGCGAGCAGACCCTCCGGGGCAAGGACGTGTACGAGCAGAGCCCGAGCGCCGCCACGAGCATCGGCCGGTACCTCGGCGCTCCCCGCATCTACTCGCCCGAGGAGATGGACAAGATCCGGGAGCGGATCGCCAAGGCCAAGACCAAGGTGAACCCGCCGCCCAAGAAGCCCGAGAAGTCCCAGGCCGAGAAGGACAAGGCGGCTGCCGACAAGGCGGCCAAGGCCAAGGCCACCCACGACGCCAAGGTCGAGAAGGCCCGGGCGGCCCGGGAGAAGGCCGGTACTTCGTCAACCTCGACCCCGACGCCCGTGAGCCCTCGCAAGGGCGCACCGTGCCGGGACGCAAGCGGTCGCTTCGTGAAGTGCCCGTAACCTCGGGCAATGTCCACCTTCGCCTTCGCCCTCTCGGCGGTCATTGCCGCCCTTGCCGCCCTGGCCACATCGTTGGGCAACTTCTACCTCGCCCTGCGCAACCAGCGAGCGGTGGAGCGGGTCCACGTCCTGGTCAACTCCCAGTCCGACGTGCTGCACGCCACGATCGCCAAGTTGGAGACCACCTTGAACGACCATGACATCGAGGTGCCCGAGTAGTCTCGGGGCATGACTGGCGGCGAACTGGCTCTCCTGATCTCGACTGCCGGTGTGGCCATCGCCGGCATCGTCACCGGCCTCGCCGCCCTCTGGGGCCGGAGCCAGGACGGGGAGACGCTGGCCCAGCAGATCATGCGCACGACCTTGGAGACGCTCGGTGAGGACTACACCCGAGTGCGCACCGAGCGGGACGTGGCCCGGGACAGACTCAATGCGTGCAGGGACGATCTAGCCAGGTGCCATGATGAGAAACATGACTGAGAGCACCGTAGTGGTGGTCCGTCCAAAGCGGCCGCTGCGGGACTGGCGCCTGTGGGGGGCGATTGCCGCCGTGCTGACCGTGGCGAGCCTGACCTGGTCGCTGTACCTCGTGGCCGGCGGTCGGGCGGCTGCTGACGAGCGGGTGCGGGCCCTGACGACCGAGCAGCGCTGCTACCGGGACGCCGCTGCCCGTACCACGGCCGCTGCGGCCAACGTGAACGTGGACCTGGCCGACTTCGTTACCCTGGCCATCCAGCGCATCGCTGGCCAGACGGACGCCAACTCGGCTCGGGCGGCTTACGAGGAGTTCCTGCCTCGGATCAAGGCCAACGCCGAGTCGCTGAAGGCGGCCATCGCTGCCCAACTGCGGGCGGCCGAGGGCTGCAAGGTAGAGTGACCGGCATGGAGAAGGTCATCGCCCTGCTGAAGCGAGTCCAGAACGAGGTGCCGGCCACGCTGTCAGGCGTCTCGGCCGTGCTCGCCGTCGTCCTCGCCACGCTCACCAGCCTGCCGGCCTCGGCCTCGATCGCCGCCGTGGCGAGCGCCCTGGGCTTCGCCCTCGTGCGGGCCTTCGTCAGCCCGGCGTTCCCCGCCGACGAGAAGGAGGCGCTGCGGCTCGCCGAGCGCTACTCCCGGCTCGCTCTGGAGAAGATGGCGGACGCTGGCGACGAGGTCGCCAAGGCAGTCCTCGGTCGCTGAGCCCAGAATGGCACCAGTCAAGCCAGGTGGCCGCCTCCCAGGAGTGCACTCCCGAGTGAGGGGGTCACGGCGCTGGACCGTACGGGCGATCGTAGGGGCCGGTTTGGCAGCCCTCGTGCTCGCCGCTTGCGGGTCCCCGCCGCCGCCCCACGACCCGGCCACGACCAACTACGTCTTCGTCGGGAACACCCCGGGCAAGGCTCACGGAGAGTGGTGGCGGTTCGACGGCCGGCTCATCAACGGCCTGACCATGTACTGCGGCGACCTCGACAAGATGGACCCGGTCAACGACCACTTCTGGCACTTCGGCGAGTCGTGTACCCCCTGAGCCGGTAGCCGGTAGACTGGGCTCCTCGCCACAAGCGAGTCACCAAGGAGGTCCCTATGGGCCGTGTACTTCGATGGCTGGGCGCCTGTGCGCTCGTCATCTCCACCGTTGCGGGGGCGGTGGCCCTAACCGGGTCGCAGGCTCACGCCGACTACACCTTCCCGGGGCTGAGCGTCATCGACACTCAGCGGGCGGGCGGCAACATCTCCTGCGACGCCTACAACACAGGCGACGGTAGCCCAGAGTGCTACACGTGGATTCGGGTCAACGGCCAGTTGCGCCGGGGCTCGGGCCTCGACTACTACGTCGAGGCGAGCCACGGGTACGTGCTGACGGGTTGCTCGGCAGGCTACCGGGGGGCCGTCATCGGTTCCTGGGGTCCGCCGTGGGGTGACTTCTGGGCTCAGCCCCAGAGCCCTGTCCGCTACCTGTGGGTGTCCATCAGCAACCACCCGTACTGCACCAGCCCGGTGCTCGGCCCTGGGTACAACTACTCGGGGTACAGGTGGAACATGGTGGCTAACGCCAACCAGCAGTAGGACGCATGCCCCGAGCACTCGCTGAGTTCCAAGAGCAGGCGCTCGGGTTCCTCGGGACCGCTGGGAGGGCCATCTACGGTGACCCTCCCGGCACCCGAAAGACCGCCACGTCGCTGACTCTCGCCGCCGGCAGGCCCGGCCGCACGCTGATCGTGACGCCGGCCAACGTCCTCCACCACTGGGCCCACGAGGCCCAGGACGCCGTCCCCGACTGGCCGCTGGCCTGGTACAGGGGCTCCGACAGCGCCAAACGCCGCACG